ATGTTATTTACGGATGAAATTCTTGAAAAAATCTTAACAAGAGAAGATGTGTCAAAGGTTCCGCTTGTGTATCAGTCAGCTATGATTCACGCAATCAAGGAAGTATTGGAGGAAGAGAATGTATCAGATGCAAAATCAGAATATGGCATTTAACCCAAACCCAAGCTATGCCGCATATCAGTACAACCCAATGCAGAGATTTCAACAGCCAGAGCCACAGATTCCGCAGATGCAACCGCAGTTTCTTGGAATCCAAGGAAAGGTTGTGCAGTCGGAATCAGCAATCATGGCGAATGATGTACCTATGGATGGAAGCGTTGCGTTTTTCCCAATGCAGGACATGAGCGCAATCGTTGCAAAACAATGGGATGCCAATGGAACAATCAGAAAGACCGTTTATAAGCCTTTTAATGAGCAGATGGCAGATCCTTCAAGCGATGATAAAAGAATTGAAATAGGGCTGTCTGACGATGCGACAAAGGCTATTACTGACAAATTAGATTGTTTGTTTGGAAAGATGGAAGAGTTGGAAGATAAGTTATCTTCGCAAACGCAAAGAAAATCTTCACGAACACAAAAGGAGAGTGAGTCTTAATGAATCCTATGCAGATGTTACAGGGTATGAGAAACCCACAGCAGTTTTTACAACAAATGATGGGGAATAACAGCGTAATGAGCAACCCTATGGCTAGAAACGCTATGCAGATGGCACGAAAGGGAGATTCCAAGGGCATCGAGCAGATGGCTAGGAATTTGTGCAAAGAAAAGGGGATTGACGCAGATAAGGCTTTTGAGTCGTTTAAAAGCCAATTAGGAATGTGATACTAATTCTTGCAAGATTATGTATATAAAAATAAATTATGGAGGTAAATTCTATGTTTAACACAGGTAATTGTGCATCCGTTCCGCTTGTCGCAAACATTGACGGAAACGGAAATAACAACGGATGGGGCGCAGAAGGCTCATGGTTATGGTTCATCATCGTTATCTTTGCCATCTTTGGATGGGGTGGATTCGGTAACGGATTCGGAGGAAACGGAATGAATGGTGGTGTCGGAAGCGAAATCCAGCGCGGATTTGACAACCAGGCAGTTGTGTCAAAACTTGACGGCATTTCGAATGGTCTTTGTGACGGATTCTATGCAGTACAAAACGGCATGAACGGCATCAACACAAACATTTTGCAGACCGGATTCGGCATTCAGCAGGCTATCAATGCTGATACAGTCGCTAATATGCAGAATACAAACGCATTACAGTCACAGCTTGCTAACTGTTGCTGCGAGACAAGAGAAGCTATCCAAGGCGTAAACTACAACATGGCAACTAACACTTGCGCTTTGCAGAACACCATGAACAGCAACACGAGAGACATTATCGACAGTCAGAACGCAGGAACACGCGCTATTCTCGATTATCTCTGCAATGAAAAGATTTCTAGCTTACAGGCAGAAAATAGCGACCTTCGCAGAGCGGCTTCACAGGATCGTCAGAGTGCATTGCTTACAACTCAGATGGCAGCTCAGACGCAGCAGATTATCAATGCAGTAAATCCGTCTGCTATCCCGGCATATGTCGTACCTAATCCAAATGCTTATGCATATGGATGTGGATGCAATACAGGATGTGGCTGCTAAAACTGAATAATTGAGTATCTTAATTGAGTTTAACTCGATCATGTCTGCTATGCAGTATTACTTACAATCAAAGGGCAGACTGTAATGTTTGCCCTTATTTTGTGAAAGAGAGGTAAAAATAATGGAAGTAACAGGAATTGCATTACAAGCCGTTGCTGCTGGAGAAGATGTTGCATTCACAGAAACAGCAGTAAACGGAACAAAATGTATCGTACACAGACAGGGAAGTGGAATTATCAAGTTAAGAGGTATCACCAATCAGTGTAAGGCTAGATTTTTGGTATCGTATTCCGGCAACATTCAGATCCCGACAGGCGGCACAGTTGGAGAGATTTCTCTTGCAATCGCGGTTGATGGAGAGCCTTTGCAGTCAACAAAGATGATCGTAACCCCTGCGGCAGTTGAGAATTTCTTTAATGTATCAGCACAAGCATACGTTGATGTGCCTTGCGGTTGCTGCAGTACCGTAGCCGTGCAGAATACATCCACACAGGCTATCGAGGTTCAGAACAGTAATTTGATTGCAGTAAGGGAGGCTTGATATTATGCATAAATTTGCGAAACAGATTATGGATTGCGTGAAAGCCCACGTTGATGGCATCGGAATCGAGAATTTTGAGGGTCAAAACCTTGATGATCTTAAGGACTGGACGGAGATTGCAAAGAACATCGTATGCTTTGACAAGGACTATAACATTGTTGAAGCTATGAAGAAGTCCGAAGACAATGAAGATATTATGCGTATGCTTGAACAGTACGAGGATTATCCGGACAGAAGATTTTACGACCATTACCGCTATGCAAATGGCAGATTCGCACCGAAAGGGCGTGGAACACGCAGAGGATATGTAGAACCGCCGTATTATCATCAGATGCCTGAAGATTACCACGAATGGGAAAATATGCCGGAATACGACCGAATGAGAGACCTTGACAGAATGAGTATGGGAAAGATGTATTATTCAGAGCCTATGAGCGGAAATAATGGCATGAGTACCGGTACTCACGATGCAAGAGAGGGCAGAGCCGGTATGAGCCGGAGAAGCTATATCGAAACGAAAGAACTGCACCACGGAGATTCCGCGGCTGACAAGGATGCAAAGATGAAAGAACTTGAAAAGTACATGAAATCTCTTTCGGAAGATGTAACCGAACTATTTTCCGGTATGTCCCCAGAAGAGAAACAGTTGACCAAGACAAAGCTGACTACGCTTGTCACGAAAATGTAATAGAGAGGGCATTTTGCCCTCTTTGTTTGCGAGGTGGTAAATTGTTCACGATAAACAATGGAATATGGAATTTGGTCAAAGTATCGCGTTACAGCGATATGCTACAGAGAAGTGATGGAAGCAGAACTGTAGGCATGACCGACAGAGACACGAAAACAATATATCTTGCGGATGATCTACGCGGAAGGTTCCTTGAACGTGTGTTATGTCACGAATTATGTCATGCGTTCTGCCTTTCGTATAATGTATACATGGATATTGATACAGAGGAAATTGTAGCAGATTTCTTAGCTACATACGGAAGAGAAGTATTTGAAATAGCAGACAGACTATTGATTGAACTTATGGAGGTTGTTGCATAATGGATAAAATTTCAGAACTCTTAAAGTACGTGCACCGGACGAATCCGGAAATGACTAGGGAAAAGCTGATAGAAGAGTTGAGAAAAAGCGATTATGCGGCGCGGTCTTTAATTTTTACGAAAGAAAATTTTCTCCGCGCGCCAAAAAATATTTCGTAATTTTTTTGTACCCCCCCCTGGGGTAGCGTTTTAGGGTCAAGATTCCATTTTTACGGATTCTCAAAAACATGTAACAAACGTGCAATTATCTTCGGCATTCCGTAAATAACGCAAATACACCATATATTATGTTATATATAGATAATGCACTGATGATATTTGATAATATTGCCGGTCACAGGCAAACGCCAGAAGACGCCTGCCCGGCTATAGTTATAGTCTAGCATAGACCGCATTTTACCACTTGTCAAGATAGTTTTTCCCGTCGTACCGGCTGTAAGTTTGTGTTATGCGTTCCGGCTTTTGCGTGATCTGCAACCAATCGCCGCCACGCTGGACGGTTATTTTGATTTTTGCAGACTCCACCCATTCCACGCCCTCAAATTTAGAGTAGCCGCACATTTTGCCGGATATTTCCAGATAGCCAAGAGCAGACACCCGGCGTAGAATTTCCCTTTTACCGATATACTCATATTTTGCCATTTTTGCCACCTCCAGACGTTCCACGCTCGCTCATGCATATGTTTATGCATCCATCGCGCGTTAGCTGGTTAACGATCAGCCACGCTTGCAAATCTCCATACGCCACCCGGCGCAGAGTTTGTCCCTTAAAAGTTGCTTTAATATCATAGATCATAGGCTTATACCTCCTTATTCTGTGTTTACTTGTCAATTTGCGCATGGAAACTGATTCCCATGTAGTCCGCGCCGCCGGAATCGAACCGGAACAGATGCACCAAGCACGCGAAAAAGGCGGAATGGTACCGCCTTAAATTACAACAAAATCCCCTTGAAATCCTGTTGTTACTATCATTTTTCCGTCAGATCTGCGGTACACAACGCCGCAACCGCCCGCAAAAGTTGACCATACGAGCCATCCGGGTGGTGTGAGGTTTTCACCGGTCTCATAATCCCGGAATGAGTAACGCGGAATAACGCCGCTTTTTTCTTGATCTAGCGCGTTGTTAATTGCTTGCGATTCTGTTACGATCTGCACACCTTTTCCCGTGTGCAAAATATATCTTTCTTCCATTTCTTATACCTCTTTCCTTTTATTTGCTCATTTTTGAGTAAAAACCGCCGCCGGTAGTGATCCGGCGTGCATCCTCTGCGGCGGTTGGTTACTTTACATAAACTCGTACATAATTCTTGTTTTTGTTGTATGAGTAGCTTTTTACTTGCATATCGTCAAATTCATTCCCGGTTTCTGCGCCGTAATTTGCGCAGATCAATTTATTGTTTTCGCCGTATATTCTCCACGGTACACGGCAGGCGTTCCAATCACATTCCATAAATAATTCGTATAGCGTTCTTTTCATGGTTTCAAGTCCTCCATATTCTAAATTTTTCCGGTTGCTCCGGGTAAAAGCAAGCCGGGGAATCGAACCCCGGAAACGCCAACCTTGCTAATTATTTGCTTGCTAAAATCTCCCTTGCTAATAAGTCCCAATAAAGACCATCGCCGCGTTTATCAAGCCATTTTTCGGCTTCTTCTGTGCTTTCGTCTAACCATTCAGCCATAAGCCGGATAATATCATAATAACTATATGCAACGCCAACGCCTAAACCTCTAAGCCATTCAATACAAGCGTTGCGCTCTCCAAGTCTTGCGACTGCCCAGCCGTATTCATTTATAAATTTCTCCTTAATGTCCTTGATCGTGTTAAGATCTTCACTCTGTGCGACCTCTGTTAAATAATTTCTAACTGCTGCTTTTACTTCCTTGCTATTTGTTCTTCTCATTTCTTTTTACCTGTGCTATAATATAGCTACCTTTCTTTTTTTGATTGGTGGCGGTTCGTTCTTGGTAGGAGTGACCGCCTTTTTTGTTTTCTGTGCTTCATTTGATACTTGTATTATAGTAAATATAAGGCACAAAAGCAATAGGCATAATATACAAAATATAAGGCACAAAACATAATTTTACTTGTGAAATATGTATAAGGCACAAAATCGCATGAAACATTATATAAGGAAAGAAAACTTTCCCTTGACATATAAGGCACAAATGCTATAATGGTAACAAACATAGAAAGAGAGGTTCGAAGCATGGAACGTAAGACAACAGAAGCAACACGGCGCGCAATCTATAGATATGATGATAAGTTTGAGCGTGTTAATTGCAGATTTGCAAAAGGCACAAAGGAACGCATAGAAAAGCTTGGGTACAAGAGCGCAAACGATTTTATTAAACTTGCAGTCGCGGAAAAGCTGGAGCATGACGAAAAAATTTTGAAATAAGGCACAAAAAAACTGTTGACATATAAGGCACAAAATGTTATAGTATAGACAGATCAAAGAAATAGAGCAAAGGCGAAAGTCAGGAAAGTGAGGAATATACCATGAAAAGAAATGATTTCAAAAAGATTATAAAAATTAGAAGTCAGTGGCAATTTACAGGCGATAATTATAAGTTGCCAAGCGGTGAGCCGATTTCCGTATATGTCAGAAAATTGGTTGAATCGCAGATGAATGTCGATAGCTTGGCAATATTGAAGAATGGGGATTTATCTTTTGCAACCGGTGGAGAATGGAACGATACAGCGAAAGAATTCGAAAATTATATGTTAATGCCAGCGTTTCAGGAAAATGAGACTTGCGAGTTTGACGAAATGGAAAAACGTATTGACGCATTGGTTTACGAGCTGGTTCAGAAGCAATAAGAACGTAATTGAATATTTTCAAACAAAGGGCAGCTTTTCCGGCTGCCTTTTCTTTTTGCCATGTCCAAAATAAACAACGCGTCCGGGAATATCTTACAAAATCTCCAAAAACCGTAAACAAACTATAAAATTTTTCTTAATTTTTTATAAACAAGGCTAGGCTCATTAGGTCTTTGATAAGTCAAAAAATGATAGAATAGTATCAGTTTTTACAAAAAATCGTCTGACAATCGTATGACATAAGGCGACACAATCGTCTGACGTCGCTTTTTCAGAACTATGTTTCTCTTTCTCTATCTTTTTCTTAATCTTTTAAATTAATAATAATACAATGCATCTAAATCCTATAGGTTTATAGTAAGTGTATATCCGCATACGCGCGCGGCGTAAGTATATAATACCACCGTAAAAAATTAAGGCTTGACTTTAACCCCGGAAATAGTGTATACCAAAAGCAGAGAGAAATAAAACAGATTGGAGGTGTGAAATATATGCAGGATATAGAGAGCGTAGATCTTACAAGACTTATAGTGGATCTAGGTACAGTACAGATATACACATCAACTGTACAAGATTTAATAGACAACGCTTGTATAGAATTTCACATCGAAGATTTACTAAAAGCTGGACAGAGACAATGGAAAGCTGTTATGCAGTATGTTGGTATGCATCTATTCCCTGATACATCGGTACTAAAAGACAAGAGCTTGAAACCTCTTGGTAATGCAACTATACCGACTAATTGTAACAGATATGACAGAGAGGTATTATATAAGCTTTGTGATTATTATATATATCTCTCCAATGTGTATAGCAAGTTGGTAAGTACAGTAGCATTCAGTTATTTTTGTAATATACCAACCAACACAATGGATATATGGAGTACAGAAGAACCAAGTTCGTTGGCTTTCAAGATGTGGCAAAAATTACAGCGGTCTCGTAAGGATTGCATCCTAGATCGTGCGTATGATTCCAACAGCCCAGTGGGTACTATGTTCGTGGGAAATAACGAATTCGGCATGAATCAGCCGGGAATTGGAGATAATGCCACCCAACGCAAGGCAATCACAGCGCAGGAGTTGCCAAGACTGGACGAGAAAAAGAGCCAAGAATTGCACGTAATCGACACACAATTCACAGATGCAGTGGCAAATAATACGGTTTAAATTGTGTGTGGTTATTCTACAATTCACAAACGCAGTAATACCAAGGGTTGTAGCGTTTTAACTATTCGTGAACTATTCGGAAAAGTTAGGTTTTGCGAATAGTTGCAAGGGTATGACATGAATTGTATTAAAACAATTTGATTTTCACACAATGACAACAAAACGAAATGAGAAATATTTTAGGTTCCCATGTTTGCAAGAAAAGGATGGGGAGGGGGTCTGACAGAAAGGCCACCGGGCGGCTACTAAGTCCCTTAAATACCTCAAAAAATAAAAAACCCACTTACAACACCCATTGACTTTCACCGTAAATAGGCTATAATAAATTTATAACAATTCACTTTCACGTTGCGAATCGCAACTAAATTTCCAAAAATTTTTTAAAAACAAAAAAGAGTGCTTCGGACAGGAGAATGATATATGACCGGAAATGAGTATCAGTCGTTAGCCATGCGGACAAATGATCGCAAGGCGACAGAAAGAATTTCGGATAAACTCGATTTGCTTAAATTTTGCAAAAAGAACAATATCGCATCTGCGTTGCAAGATTATGACCTTGGCGGTATCTTTAATGCCTGTCTTGGATTATCCGGCGAGGTTGGAGAGTTCAACGACATGATTAAAAAGTGGATTTTCCATGAGAAGCAGCTTGATATTGACCACGCAAAGAAAGAAGCTGGAGATATTTGCTGGTATCTTGCAATGCTTTGCGAATCCTTCGGCTGGAGCCTTGATGAAATCATGCAAATGAACGTAGACAAGCTTAAGGCGCGTTACCCGGAAGGCTTTGACATTGAAAGAGCAAACCACAGAGCGGAAGGTGATGTTTAATGGCAAGCTGCAGCAATGAGTTGATGAAAACCGAGTATTCCGAAACCTTTGATGAAAAACGCAAAGGTTTGATTGAGCAGTCGTATTACAAATACGGACCGGCAAGAATGAACTTTTCCACCGGAAATGTTAATGCGGTTGAAAGTTTGAAAATGTGTCTTGCAAAGTTTGAAGAGACCGGAAACCTTGAATACCTGTGCGATGTTGCAAATTACGCTATGTTCCGGTTTATGTTTCCACAGCAGGGCGAGTATTTCGAACATACGGACTCTGATTCATCTGCCGGGATCTTCGGTATGAGCGTAAATGAAATGGAACGATTCAAACAGGAACACAGCTTTGAGGATGGGAGATATTGATATGATTTTAAATATAATCGCTACGGCGATAGATGCCCTCGTAATACTGGGACTTATGGGAGGACAGGTAAAACAAAAAGACAATTCAAACGTAAGAGGGTATTTGCTTTCATACGCGATTTTTGCAATGAATATTATTGTCATTTGGAAATGATGGGCTATCGCCAAACGGTAAGGCACAGGATTTTGATTCCTGCATTCCGGGTTCAAATCCCGGTAGCCTAATTGGTTACATGCTGACGTTTCATGTAGCCACGTATGTTTTCCATACGTACTTGAACCCTTGGTTGAGTGATTCAAGCATTTGGGTTCCTCCTTTCGCCACTAGGACGATTCTGTTAAGGACGGTGCGAGACCGTCCGGTGGTATTCTATCATGCGTCTATCCCACGGCGCATGATCGTGTAACGCATAGCACGTAAAACATATTGCTAACCGTCTCGTGGCGGTTATGATCGGTTAGTCGAGCGGTAAGACACCACCCTTTCACGGTGGTAACACGAGTTCGAATCTCGTACCGATCACTGTATTGGGATTTAATTCAGTGGTAGAAGACACGGCTTATATCCGGGTTGTCGCGGGTTCGATTCCTGCAATCCCAACGATAGGTCTTGCGTATTCTTTAACAGGAGTATGCGAAGTGGATTATAAAAGAAACGCACAACAAACAGGCTGCGAGTAGGAAGTACAACAAAAGCAGTTCAGACAGGACACTCGAAAATATCCCTATGCGTTTGGTAGCCTTTGAACGAGTGCATCTTGTCAATTTGGCAGTGTTCCCATAACGGTATTGGAACGGCTTGCTAAGCCGCCGGGCGTTTGTTCGCCTTGTAGGTTCGAATCCTGCACACTGCGTTTGCCCTAAATAGGCGTTGATGTGTGGCGGAATGGGTAAACGCTATGGAATGTCTATTGCAAATGCAATACAGAGAAAGTATTTCTCAGGGACATTATGAGGAAGTAAATCTTTTCTGCGAGGTTCAAATCCTCGCCACATCAATTCCTTATCTCCATTTAGTCGGGTACTACTGCAATAGTTTCGGTCGATGGGAGACTTATGGATGGTAGCGGTATCATTGGAAACAGAAAACCCTTCCGTGATTAGAAATTGCAGATTTGAAAGCGGTTGGCATGGTTTGGTCTGACAGGGTTCGATTCCCTGTGTCGCTATTTGATGATAAAAACATTGCGGAATGTTTATATCAAACGAAAGATACGGAATCTCACGAGGATTCCGATTTTTGCTATGATTGGGGTACAAAATATGACAAACTACGTGAATTGTGGCGCACCAATCGAAACAGATAAAAAGGTGTGCCCTTATTGCAAAACTCCATATGATGTAAGCGGATTCAAGGCTGAAATAGGGGAAATGTTCGGAGAAATCACGATTTGTGGGAAAACAAGCAGAGTATATCTAGAAAATGTAGAACGCAAGCAGTTATTAAACAGCGAACCATATTTTGATACAGATGGCATTTTGCATCGTGAGATTCCAAAAGAAATAAGAAAATTTACTTTGATTGGGGTGTGAATTATGACAAGTTGCTTTCGCTGTGGAATGCTGATACCTGATTCCGAAGTTGATAACTGTCCTTATTGCAAAATTCTATTTAAACAGATTCCGGCAAGGAATGTTCCAGAAAGTCAGCCAGAGAAGGTGGAAACGGCAATATTTGAAAACGTGGTATTTAATAAAGGGGAGGGGTGGAAGAATGTGTGAATTTTGTGATAATGAATCGAAACAAATAATTGATGATAGAGAGAAGGATTCTATTTTGTACATTTCCGATTCAGAAAAAGAAATGAGAATTTTTCTTGAATATCTCAAAGAGAAAATGGACAACAACGGAAAAGAATGTTTCTTAGATGGAGAACATGATATTTTAAAAACAGAAAATTACAATGTTGTCTGTAAAAGTATTCATGGTACTCTACTTGGAGTCGGATATGGGTATTGTCTACATTACTGTTTTTCGAGAAATTTTGATAAGAGTAAGTGCAACGATATGGAAAAATGCTCGACGGAAGAAATTCTTGCGCACACAAGAGAGGGTGCAAAAGAAATATCGGAACTTGATATTTTATGCATGCTAGGGTTAGTTTGAAAGTTGGTGAAATGATGAAGCAGGAAAAAGAAATTTTATGCACATGTATTAATCATGAAAATTGTCCATTAGACCCGGTTAGTTGCGGATGTTCAATAGAAACTACGACTTTTGAAGATGCTTGTATGGGTAAAAGAACATTCATTCCGGGAATCGAATGTGATAAGTGAGGGATTTATATGAAACATCAAAAAGAATGGTGTACTTGTGATCGTTGTGGTACTGAAATTAAAAAAGGAATACTTTGTGGAAATTCCATTACAAGGAATGGCATTTTAAATACCACATACGACTTGTGTTATAAATGTATGGAAGATTTTGAGGAGTTTATGAGAAATGATAGTTAATATGGGAACCCAAACCTATGAAATGAGCCGAAAGCAGACAAAAGCTATTCTTGGAACGGCTAAGAAACTTGCAAATTGCAACATATACGGTATTGAAAAAGGCAATGTGGTGATTATGCTGAATGAAAAGTATGAGGACGATATGAGCCTTAAAAAAGCCGTAGAGGAGTATAAGAAGAAAGGGTTCAAGGTGCATTGGAAATGAAGAAAACATGTTCAAAAATTATAATCAAACAATTCAGACCAAGAAAATAATCTTTAAATAATTTCCAAAACACTAAGAGGTGCGTACAATATTGGTGTGCTAAGAATAGCTTTTACTACTGACTACGCATATTCCCGGCTAACAAATGGAGTTAGTCGCTACCCTAAAACAGTTATAGGCAGAGGTCAAGGCACTTCTGCTTTTGCGGAGGTGCTTTTTATTTGGCTTCAAAGCAGTTAATCAATGCAGTAAATGGATATGAAAACTACATACAGAGAAAAGGCGTTGATGAACAGGTAATAGATGCCTTTTTGAAAGCGTGCAATGTGGCGATTCGGACGGAAAAAGATGTTGACTATGGATTGACTATAACCGAAAGAACAAAGGCTTTAATCAACGAATATACGCAGAAAAACGCGGGTGGTAGCATATGGGAACTTGAACGATATGCACAGAATCACGACATTAAAGGCGGATACAAACTTGTGGATCAGTTCTATGAAGTCTTGCGGTTAGAGAGCTTTTATCGCTTCAAGAGCTTCATCTACTTTATGGAGCGCAAAAGAAATTGGAGTAAACGGTTTTATTATCCGCGCCGCAAGACGCTGAATATAGTCGCTCAAGATCTTGAAGATTTGGAAAACCGGAAGATTAAATTTTACGGATTGTCAATGCCATCGCGTGTCGGTAAATCGACTATCTGTATTTTCTTCCTTGCGTGGGTGGCTTTGCGCAGACCAAACAGTCATAGTGCTATGGGTGGTCACTCCGGTATTTTGGCAAAAGGATTTTACAAGGAATTGATGAATCTTTTTACCACGGAAGAATATACCTTTGCGGAACTTTTTGCTTATTGGCACCCGGAATACGCAAACGCAGCACTTCCGACAGACAAAAGCGCGGACGAATTTACGATTACGCTTGGAGATCCGGACAGATTCGCAACCGTAACGTGTCGTGGTATTGACGGAACATGGACAGGAGCGGTCGATGTTTCAAAAGATGGATATTTGTATGTCGATGACTTGGTTCGTGATCGAGAGCATTCATTAAGCCCTACTCGAATGGAAAACACATACCAAGAGTACCTAAACAAGATGGTTGACCGTAAAAATGACGGTGCAAGGGAATTGATGGTTGGTACTCTTTGGAATGTTTTAGATCCATTGGAGCGCATGAGAAAGCAATATGAGCATGATCCACAATACCGATTCCGTAAGATTCCGGCACTTAATGAAAATGACGAAAGCAATTTCGCGTATGAAATCAACGGATTTTCCACGGAATACTACAGAGATATGAGAGATAAACTTGACAATGCCGAATGGATGGCTAAGTTTATGCAGCAACCATATGTCCGTGAGGGATTGCTTTATACAGATTTGAGACTATTTAACGGAATCCTGCCGGATGGAGATTTTCGAAGAATCGGAGTTGTGGATGTTGCCTGGGGCGGCGGCGATAGCTTGTCAATGCCGATTGGGGCAGAATATGAAAACGGTGATGTTTATATTTACGATTGGGTATTCAACAAAGGACCGAAAGAGGTAACGATTCCTCTTGTTGTTGGACGAATTATCGGGAATGAGATTCGGCAGACAAGATTTGAGGGGAATACCGGAGGAGATCTGTATTGCAAATATGTAGATGAAAAGTTGCAGGCACAGGACTATAAATGCTCATGCACAAGCAGAAAAGCACCAAACAATGTTGAAAAGTTATCGAAGATCATAGCGTATTCCGGTGATGTTAAGAGAAAATTCATATTTCTTGATACGCACAGACCGACGCAGGAACAAATGAAGAAAGATTCAGATCTTGGAGTGACGAGATATTACAGAAATGACGAATATCAAGCGGCGATGGATGAACTCTCTATGTTTGTAAGTATTGGCGGTAATGACCACGACGATGCAGCAGACGGTTTAACTCAGCTTGAAATGTTTATAGAGAACCCAAGTAATACCGCAAAAGTAGAAGCGGCAGTACACCCATTTAGGAGGTATTTTTAATGACAACGAATGAATATCTTTCTCAAATCGAGAGACTAGACCATGCGATTGCGAATAAGCTGTCAGAGATTAAAAGGCTTGCTGATATGGCAACATCTATATCCATATCCCCGAAAGAGGTGGATGTGCAATCATCCGGCAATCCCGACAAAATGGGGAGCGCGGTATCGAAGATTGTTGATTTGCAGAATGAGATTCAGACACTTGTAGATGAATTGGTTAATAAAAGACGAATTATCATATCGCAAATTGACAGTATGGATAATACAGATGTATATATCGTGCTTTCATCACACTATGTAAATGGAAAAGATTGGAACTTGATTTCCGTTGAGATGAAATATTCCTACAGAAACATTATGAAACTTAGAAAAAGAGCATTGCAGGAGTTTGAAAGACGTTATGGACAGCTTTATTCTGAAAAGAGTGCATAAAAGTGCACAATAGTTCACACTCTTTCACAACATTTCCTAAAACTTGCATGGTATACTAAAAGAGTAGAAAAACAAAATCCTACAACCCCAAAAGCATATAACCCGTAAAGGCACTGTCAGAAATGGCAGTGTTTTTTATTTACAAGAAAGAGACTTCTATGAAAAAAGTAACTATATATTGCCCGGATTGCGGAAGAATTGCCGGACATTATGATGGGAGATCTACGATAGATCATCCGTGTAAATGTAAAAAATGCAATCATATTGTGATTTATCGCGTGGCAACAGGCAAGATTGAAACAAAGCCAATACCAAAACGCGCCTGCAGTAGTGGAGTTTTATTTATATGAATACACAGTATTTTCACGACCTTGTAAAAGGCAGATACGGAAGAAAAATTGCATATGCTAACGTAGAACAGATTACGGCAGACAATATCGTAAATGTTGTCGGAAACTGCATTGGTGCATTTTATTTCAACAAGACGGTCATTCGGTATCTGTGGAACTACTATAAGGGCGATCAGCCGGTATTGTACCGAACAAAGGTGCAAAATGCGGACATAACCAATAAGGTATCTGAAAACCATGCCTATGAGATTGTTCAATTCAAGGTTGGTCAGACTTACGGTGAGCCAATTCAGCTTATCAGCAGGAAAGACGATGACCGAATAAACAATGCGGTTGATGAATTTAATGATTATCTGACTGATGCTAATAAGCAGGAAAAGGACATTAAGGCAGGGGAGTGGCAATCAGCAACCGGAACGTCATTTAAGGCAGTGCAGATTACAAAAAATGAAGATATTCCATTTAGAATTGTTGCACCGACGCCAATGAATACGTTTGTTATCTACAGCCGTTCCACAGAAGAACCACTTTTAGCAATCCAAGAGCTTAAGGATGCTGATGGACAGATGTATAAACTCTGCTACACGGACTCTTACGAGTGCAAGATTGTGAACGGAGAGGTTCGAGATTGGAAACTACATGGCTTTGGTGGAATCCCGATTGTTGAGTTTCCGAACAACCATGAGCGCATTTCTGATATTGAGCTTGTGATCGGACTATTGGATGCAATCAATACGATGCAGTCAAACCGAATGGATGGCGTTGAGCAGTTTGTTCAGTTTTGGATAAAGTTTGTAAATTGCGACATTGACCGGGAAACCTTTGAAAAAATGAAGATTTCCCATGCGCTGACGGTAAAATCCAATAATGAGCAGAATAAATCAGATGTTGATATTATGACACAAGAGTTGAATCAGACAGAGTGCCAAGTCGCAAAGGATGATTTGTGGGATAATGCACAGTCCATTCTTGCTATACCGACAAGAGAGTCGCAAAATTCTGGTGGTGATACACAGGGGGCGGTATCTTTAAGGGCAGGATGGGACTTCTCTAAAACCAGGGCTAAACAAAAAGACCCGATAATAAAAACATCGGAAAAGAGATTGGCTAAAGTAATATTAAACGTAATAAGAATTAAAGACCATGATTTAGGGCTTACGGCAAGAGATTTTGATGTTCAAATCAACCATAGTCCTCTTGATAATTTATATACAAAAACGCAAGCACTCGATCAAATGTTAAAAGCTGGAATAAATCCAAGAATAGCAGTATCTACTTGTGGATTATGGGGAGATGCCGAAAAAGTATTTATACAATCAAAGCCATATTTCGATGTTTTGTATAAAACAGTAGATATGGTAAAAAAAGAAAATGAGAATACAAAAAAACAAGAACCGACAAGCTAATTCCTATCGGTTCTTGTTTTTACATAATCAGTTAAAATACTAACCATGAGATTGTTAAGAGAGCGAATTTCTTCTTTTGCAATAATCTCAAGAGAAGATTTAAGCTTCTTTTCCATAACAATTGTAGTTTTAACTTTACTTTCTGAAATTTTTCCTTGCGGCATATTATCACCTCTTTTTGTGTAGTATAAATTACCATCAAGTAATTGTCAAGTAACTTGCAAGTTGCTAGCAACTATGATATAATACATGTAAAGGAGATGATTATATGCCAGATAAGAAAATGGCAAGACATGTTACACATGGGTTGACAGGTAAAAGAGTTTATAAAACTTGGGAAAGCATGAAAGCAAGGTGCTACAATCCTAATGATGGGAAGTATGAGAAATACGGTGGGAGAGGGATTAAAGTATGCGAGGAATGGTTAGGGAAAGACGGGGCGAGGAACTTTGCGAAATGGGCTTACGAAAATGGTTTTGATGAAAATAAACACCAAAAAGAACAAAGTATTGACCGGATAGATGTAAATGGTAATTATGAGCCAAATAATTGCAGATTTACAGATGCAAAAATCCAAGCTAATAATAGAACAAATACTATCTTTCTTGAATATCAAGGAAAGACAAAATGCTTACAAGAATGGGCAGATGAAGTAGGAATATCAGAATCAACTATTCGTTGGAGATTGAATAACGGGTATTCAGCAGAAAAGGCACTGACTACCGAAGTAAAGAAAAATTCAAACGCAGGTAAGAGGTATTTGACATACAAAGGAGAAACAAAAACAGTTTCTGAATGGGCGAAGCATCTAGGATTTGACCCTAAAGTATTATATTCAAGAATAAAACGAGGGTGGTCAACAGAAAGAGCTTTAGAAACCCCAACTGGTGCCGACAAGTGGCATAAAACAAAATAATAAATTTGAAGATAAGACAGTCACCGAGTAATCGGTGGCTGTTTTTATTTTATAAAAATTCGCAAAGTTGTGAGCGTAAAAATCAACAATGTCGTTCGGTGTCGTTGCACCGTATAAAAATTCGTATGACATATCGGAGGTAATGAATGAAGAGAGAAGATCTGATTGCTATGGGATTAAGCGAGGAAAACGCGGACAAGATCATGGCAGATTACGGAAGTTCCGTACAGAGAGCCAAAGCAAAGGTTGACGAGTACAAGACAAAGGCTGATAAAGCTGAAGAGTTGCAGAAGCAACTCGATGATATCGAACAGGGAAAGCTCACGGAAGTCGAGCAGGCAAATAAGAACCTCGAAAAAGCCAATGCGAGAATCGCGGAACTTGAAAAAGCGCAGGCAATAGCCACGCAGAGATCCAATGCCGCATCTAAATTTAATGTTACCGCAGAGCAGGCAGCACAAATCGTAAAAGACGATGGCAGTTTTGATTATGACGTTCTTGGAAAGATTATCTCTGAAAAAGAGACCGCCGCAGCGCAAGCCAAGGAACAGGAGATTGCAAATGGCAGTACGAACCCGGGCGGTGGAACGGCAGGCGGTAATAAAGACAACGAAAAGACAGAAGCGGAAAAAGCCGCAGAGTCGATCGGAAAGACTTTAGCTGGAACGAATCAGACGGCTAAGTCGGTAGTAGACAGTTATTTATCGTAAGGAGGTTTTAAAGATGAAGTTTACTGAAAAAAGTGTAACAACTCAGCTTGAAATTCTGAAAAGAAAATTAGGCGGCGAGCTGTTCGAGGAAATCAAACTTGATGATACCGCATTCACAGAAGGCGTGTGCAAGGCAGGAAGTCCAATCGCCGTAGATGGAAAGGTTGATAAGGAAACAAAGCCAATCGGAATTTTACTTACAGATGTTTATAAGGACGAGAATCCTAACGGAACAATCCTTAGAGCGTTTGGAGTTGTAAATTCTGCAAACATTCAGACAAGCACAGGAGAAGCTGTTGCAGAGGCAGTTAAGACAGCCCTTCCGTTAATCGTATTTGAATAGGAGGTAATACAGAATGAACATTAGAGATGTGTATAGTGCAAAAGCAATCGCGCTTGTAAACACAGAGGTAGCAAGTAATAAAATTGCGTATCTTGGTTCGGGATTATTCCCAGCTAAGAAGAAAATGGGACTTGATCTGAAATGGATTAAGACTTCCAAAGGACTTCCGGTTTCTCTTGCACCGTCCAATTTTGACGCAGTATCAACATTGAGAAGCCGTGAGGGATTTAAGCTCACAGAAACAGAGATGGCTTTCTTCCGTGAATCCATGCTCATTAAAGAAGCTGACGAACAGGAAATTATGCGTGTACAGGATAGCGCAGACCCATATGCAAGCGAGGTATTAAGCAGAATCTTTGATGATGCAAATACTCTGATTGACGGTGCTAACGTAGTGCCGGAGCGTATGATTATGCAGTTGCTTGCACCGGCTGATGGATCTCCAAAGATTTCCATTCAGGCAAATGGCGTAACCTACGCTTATAACTACGATCCGAGCAACACATACAAGACGCACAACTTTGCAAACCTTGAGACCGCAACAGATAAGTGGGATGACCACGAAAATTCTGATCCACTTGACGATGTTTCTGTTGCTCTTGATGCAGTCGAATCAGAGACAGGAGAGAGACCTTCTATCATGATTGTTTCTCGTAAGACTATGGATCATCTTAAGCAGAATAAGAAGATTCGTTCCGCCATTCTTGCGCAGAATGCCACGGCAAACATCTTTATGAACGACAACCGTGTTAAAGAGGTATTCTCCAACGAACTCGGTATCAGCATTATTGTTTACTCTAAACAGTACAAGAATGAAGCTGGTACGGCATCTAAGTTTTACCCAGACGGATTTGCAACACTTATCCCAAGCGGAGCACTTGGAAATACATGGTACGGTACAACACCGGAAGAACGTACACTTATCGGAAAGCCTACAGCAGATGTTTCTATCGTCAATACAGGTGTTGCTGTTGCAATTTCCGTATCGGAAGATCCTGTACAGACCAAGACAACGGTATCTGAAATCGTACTTCCGTCTTATGAGAGAATGGATAGCACCTATGTAATTAAGTGCTATTAGGAGGTGATCCTTTGGTTTACGAGTGCAAAACAAAATATAAGGGCAAATGGTATATGCCAGGAGAAGAAGTACCTGAGGAAAAATCTCAGGTACCTTCTGATTTTATGAATCCACCTAAAAACCCTATCACTTATACAAAGACCGAAATCAACAGAATGAGTACCGCAGACTTGCAAAAACTTGCCACGGAGCAGGGGATTGAAAATGCACAAGCGACAAGCGGTGCGGAACTGAAAGAAATTCTGATTGCAAAATTTAATCTGTAGGAGATCGCTTATGTCATACACACTTGTCGAACAGGTAAAGATTCGTTTAAAACAATTTCATATAGAAGAGGTAGGGGACGAAGTGACCGGGGAGAAGTCCGATAAAGTTGTGTTTGATGAAAAAGAATGCAACCCTTTGATTGAACAGCTTTTAGAGCAGGCAAGGAAAGAGATTATCGGCAGACGGAACTATCCGGACACATACACGCAAGACCAGATTGACAGTGATGTTAAGAACTATGAAAACATTATGGTTAATTTGGCAGTGTACGACCGGTCGCAGGCAGGAGAAGCATACATGGCAAGTTTCTCCGAAAACGGTGTGAGCCGGACATGGAAAGACCGTGAAAGCCTTTTTGTTGGAGTGTTTCCGTTTGTAAAAGCAATGTAATTAAAGAAGATTGAGCGTGACCATATTGCCGGTGTCGGTAAAATGGTTGCAGGCGGCGCACATTAAGCGGTGGTGGGCAGTGCGCAAAAAGGAGATTCAAATGAAAAGTATTTTGATTTAAACTTATCTTGTGGCACTTCCGATAGTGCTTGGGTATATAGTTTGGCTTCTTAAACAACAAAAGAAAAGCAGGGATGCGAACAGTAAAGGAACAATGCTTCTTTTGCGCGTCCAGCTTATTGAATACCATGCAAAGTACACCAGAATCGGAGAGATACCGTCATATGCCTATCAGAACTTCTGTGAGATGTATGATGCGTACCATGCGTTAGGCGGAAATGGAATGGTTACGAAAATGAAACATGAGATTGAAGAAATCCATATAGGGAAAGGAGATAAGAGCCATGAGGAATTGGAAGGATTGGACTAAGAAAGCCGGAATCCGAGCAATCAAGACTGTTGCGCAGGCGGCGATTTCCGGAATTGGAACGGCGGCATTTATGGGCGCGGTGGATTGGAAATATGTTCTTTCAGCATCAGTCCTTGCCGGAGTGTTATCGCTTCTGACGAGTGTTGCCGGAATCCCGGAGGAAAACACCAATGCTTGACATTAACAAGCAGGAAATGAAGTATTCGCAATCCGGTCAGAGGGTATTTATTCCGCAAACTGACGAAAATGGAGATATTGTCTATGAAGGGTACAAGGATTCCGATGGGAACTTTGTACCTTATTTAGATTCCGAAGGCAACAAGATTCCAAAAGGCGAGGAAGTTGAAGGGTTTTCAGAACCTACAACATTCAAAGCCAACATCAGTAATAAGTTGTCAGAAGCCCTTGTGAAAGAATTTGGAATTGATGACAGTACATCATACTGTCAGCTTGTCACGGATAAAGGATATTTGCCACTGAAAGCCGGTGATGTGGTGTGGAAACGTTCGGAAGTCAAACGCACTGATGATGGACTTGTGGATTCAGAAACCGCAGATTACATCGTAAAAGGCGTTGCCGATGAAGGACTGACCACGGATTTGTTTCTTCTTCGGAAGAATATTAAGTAGGTAATCACATGGCAAAGAAAACTGTTTCAATGACACTATCCACTAAATCCATACAAGCCGCCATAAAGGAATTAGAAAAGTACCGCGATAGTTTACAAGCTAAATGCGATTTACTTGTTTCTAGGCTCGCACAGATAGGTCAGACAGTGGCAATACAACACATATCAGAATCTCCATTAGGGAACACGATAACGGTAAGAGTTGATAAAGCACCACAGTTAATGACCTCGAACGCGATTCTGATTGCGACCGGAAAAACGGTAACGTCAGAAGACCGAGAACCGTTCTATACTTTGTTGGCGGTAGAGTTTGGAGCCGGCATTTTTTATAACTCCGAAGAGAACCCGAAAGCACCGGAACTTGGATTCGGTGTCGGCACATATCCGGGGCAAATACACGCTTTTGAAGATGGTTGGTACTATTGGGACGATAAGACCGAAACATGGCGTTATACCCACGGTATCAAAGCCACAATGCCTATGTATAATGCAGAACAACAGATTATTCAACAGTATGTAAAGATTGCAAGGGAGGTATTCGGTGGAAAATGAGTTAAATAGTTGGGCACTTGATTTTGAAGATACCGTTTACCGATTGCTGAAAGTTTACATGGAAAGCAAAGAAATCGGAATCAAGGTAACGCAGGACGAGGAATCGAACGGAACACCTGTTTTTCCAACACTTCTTATACAACAGATTGGATTTGCAGAAGCCGGGAGAGATACAGAGTCTTATTTTATTAACGCAATTCGCCCAACATTTCAAATTACAATAACAAATAAAGGAAGAAGGGAAAAGATTAAGGACATTGCAGAGTATGCAGTGTCCTTTTTTAAATCAAAAAATTTTGATGTTTCAAATGCTGTGTTCACGATTTCCAAGCAAGTGCGCACGGCAACTTTTCGCGTATCGCGAATTATTGGAGCGTATGAAAATTTAGCATAGCCGCGAGGCAGAAAGGAAGCAGAAAATCATGGCATCAACAAGTTATAAGTCGCGTGTGATTATTAAAGAGCACACAGCGGAACAAGCCGACTTTGCAGGGACTTACAACCTTTTACTTGCTGCAAAGTCTATTCCATCTCCGGCATCACCGCCAAACACGGTTGAGTCAACCACGATGGAAGACCCACAGCAGACATTTGAGAAAGGTATTAAGACAGCGGATTCCCGGGAAATCACAGGAAACCTTGCAAAAGAATATCTGGAAAACATCGAAAAGCTGGGAGATAAAAAGGTTGACATTATCCACCTGTACGGCACAGATGGAATCGGTGGCGTTGCAAAATACGCATACACCGGAACTGTTACCGCGACACCGAATGATGTAGGCGGTGTAGATGAAATCCTTGAAATGACCGCAACTGTTATTCCAAGCACGGCATCAGAGCTTGTTACGGATAAGCTGAAAGTCGTTGATAACAACGATGGAACATTCACTGTAACAGTGGTGGGGTAAAAAGCCTATCGGACGAGCAATCGACCGCACCGGTAGGCGAGGATGAACGGTCGATCGCAGAACTTGAAGCAATAAGATAAGCAACAATGGGGCGGTGGCAACACTGCCCCTTGCCAATATAGGGCAGAAAGGCAAGGTAAAGCATGAAAGTTAAATTAGGTGGAAAAGAATATACAATTCAGTTTGCAACAAGACCATCGTTAAAATCACATATCTTACAGGATATTATGAAGACGCAGGACATGGAAGATATTTCTTCTATGGAAGATATTCTTCTTGAAACGCTTCCCAAGACGCTTCTTGTAGGATTGCAGATGCATCACAATGAAGAATTTGGATATGATTACAAAACAAACGAAGGCTACGATGAGAAACTTGAGAAGGTGTCCGACATTCTCTATGATGCGATTGATACAAACGAGATTAACTGCATGGATTTATTTGCTGATATGCAGAAGGAAATGATGACAAACGGTTTTTTAGCGCAGATGATGGAGTCGTTGGAGAGAGCACAGGAGCAGGAGCAGGAGAAGAAAAAGACCCCATCCAAAGCGAAAGCCAAGAATTAACATGGGAATATTACGTTGCGGAAATCCGTCCGTTTTACCTTGTGGTAACGAAAGGCTACGGATTTTCCGTTGATGATATAGATATGATGAATCCAGAGTTGCTTAAGCCTTATGTGGATGCATACAAGGCAGAATGGAAGCAACGCGATGTGGAAATGTATATGTGGTTTGGCAGATATGCAACGTCAGCACTTGTGACCGCAATAGATGCTACATTCGGTAAGGGTAATAGTAAGTACGTGAAAGAAACTTGCTATGATTCCATCGAAAAGCATAATACGGACGATCCCGATGCTGAGATACGAGAAATGCTTAAGGCGGAAGAAGCATGGGCGGCTGAATCAAGGAAATCACATTTACCAAAGCCAAAGATAGTTTAAGAAAAGAGGTATTGCTATGGCAGTAATTATCGGAAGTGCTAGGCATGATGAACACGGCAACTGCTATTCTGGCGGAAAAGCCGGAGACCAGACCGGACAGGAAGTGTCTACGCAGAAGTTTTATAACCATTCTAAGGGATGGTACGTGCTAAGGGCGAAGGACGATAGGGTTGCGGAGAAGTTAGCCGAAGCTATGAAGATTGCGTGTGGCAACAAAAACATCGGCTATGACCAATCGGAACGCTACGGAGTCATTAAACATGGCATTAGCGCAAAGGTTAAGACGGAATGCGATTGTTCTTCTCTTGTACGCGCTTGTATTATCCATGCATTCGGGAAGGATGTAGGAGATTTCAATACTGCAAACGAAAGAATCATTCTTTTGAAATCCGGCTTGTTTACCTATGCTGGTTCTTACCGAATCGGAGAACCGCTTTACAACGGGGACATTCTTGTGACGCGTACAAAAGGTCACACTGCAATCGTTGTAAGTGGAGCAAAGAAAAATGCAAGCAAGTATTATTCGATGTATACCGGAAAATCTGGATCAATCGTTGAAGCATTAAAAGCGGTTGGGGAAGATGATGTGTCAAAAGAACATCGCGCGGAAATCGCAAAAAAGAACGGATTTTCCAATTTTAAGTTTACATCAGAGGAAAATTCAAAAATGATTTCTCTTCTGAAAAAGGGAAAACTGAAAAAGTAATTCAAGGGCGGTAGGGGTCAAATCCTACCGTCTTTTTAACCGGCTATCAATGTGGAAGATAGCCGCTAACCTAAAAAAGTTATAGGAAGTTGGTGGATAAATGGAATTAGAGTCTCTTGAAATAAAAATTCAAGCACAGGCACAACAGGCAAGCGGTCAGATAGATGCTCTTGTGACAAGACTAGGACGCTTATCTTCCGCGCTTTCTGGACTTAGTACCGGAAATCTGAATAGTCTTTCCGCAGGGGTAAACCGACTTGCAGGGGCAATGACGGCAATGCGCGGAATTGATACACGGACTTTTTCTGCAGTTGCAAGAAATGTGAGCAAATTAGGCTCTATCAACAGCAAACAGATTAATGCTGCGGCCGGTTCTATGCGTCAGATTTCCAATGCAGTAAAAGGGCTTTCTGGAATGTCGGCATCTGTTAAGGGTCTGACCGAACTTGCATCTGCAATCAAACAGCTTGGCTACCAGAGTTCCACCAAGGCGATTGAAAATATCCCGAAACTTGCCACGGCAATGAGACAGCTTATGTCCGAACTGTCGAAAGCCCCTAGTGTAAGCCGGAATATTATTGACATGACAAACGCATTGGCAAAATTATCACGTACCGGTGGAGCGGCAGGAACAGCGGCAAAAAGCATCACAAGCTCATTTAGCGGATTTAGTTCCGGTGCTTCTGCGGTTACTAAGAAGTCGTTTTCCCTTGCGTCTGCAATCGGAAAAGTGTATGCAACGTATTGGGCTTTATTTCGCGGATTTAGGCTACTTGGAGACGCTATTGACATATCATCCTCACTGACAGAGGTTGAGAACGTTGTAAGGCAGACATTCGGGCAGTATGAAAGTCTAATTAACAATTTCGCAAAAACATCCATTGAAAAATTTGGTATGTCCGAATTGTCCGCGAAACAGTTTGCAAGCCGTTTCCAAGCAATGGGAACCGCCCTTGATATTCCACAGGGGAAAATGGCAAATATGTCTATCCGGTTGACAGAATTAGCCGGAGATATGGCTTCCTTTTATGATGTGAGTCAAGAAGATATTGCCAAGAGTCTGCAATCTGTATTTTCCGGTACTACGGCACCTATGCGGCGTTATGGTATCGACTTGACACAGGCAACATTAAAGGAATGGGCGTTAAAGCAAGGACTTGATGCGAACATTTCTTCAATGACGCAGGCTGAAAAAGCCATGTTGCGTTATCAGTATGTGCTTGCGCATACAACCAATATCACCGGAGATTTCGCACGTACAGCCGATACATGGCATAACCAGATAACCATGCTTAAAGAGAACTTCAAAGCACTTGGAGCGGTTGTTGGTGGTGGTTTAATCAATGCATTCAAGCCATTTATCAAGGTACTTAATTCAGTTCTGCAAAAGGTTATTTCCTTCGCAGAGATGGTAACAAATGCTTTAGGTTCTATCTTCGGATGGAAGTATGAAGCAAGCAAAGGGGCAGGAATCAGCGGTCTTGCTGATGATATTGGAAGCGCATCTGACGGCATGGACGATTTAAGCAATGCCGCAGGAAACGCAGGGAAAAACACGGGTGGTATCGCAAAAAATGCCAAGAAAGCAAAAAAGGAAATCCAACAGGCAACTCGTGCATTTGATGAATTAAAGGTTATTTCAAAACAAAGCAAAGATAATACTTCCGGTTCCGGGAATAAAGGTTCTGGTTCTGGATCTGGTTCAGGTGCTGGTGGCGGCACCGGTGCTGATGGTGGATTAGTTCAGACGGACACCATCTTTAAGAAATTCAAAAGCAAAATCAAAGACCTTGAACAGTTGGGAGAGTCTATTTCCGGTGCGTTAATTAACGCAATGAAAAAAATTAAATGGGAAAAAGTGTATGCAAAAGCTGAAGGTTTTGGAAGGGGATTAGCCAAATTCCTTAACGGACTATTTAAAGGGCAAAAAGGAACAACGCTTTTCGGAGAAACCGGAAAACTGATCGCAAATTCATTAAACACGGTGCTTCATGGATTGGATTCGTTTGGAACGACATTTAATTGGAAGCAATTTGGAAATTCAATCGCAGACGGAATAAACAAGTTTTTCCAAAACTTTGACTTTGCATTATTTGCTAAAACGCTTAATTCGTGGGCGCAGGGCGCGTTTGATACAGTTACGACAGCATTAAGTAAAATTTCATGGAAGGATGTATGGAACGGAGCAAAGGAGTTTTTAAGCAACCTAGATGTAAAAACAGTTGGAATCATAATCGGTGCGCTGACAATCAAAAAAATTCTTGGATTGCATCTTGCAAAAACCGCACTTGTGGTAATTGGAACTTCCATTTCAAAAGCGATCGCTAGTTCGATTGCATCAAAGCTTGGTGTTGAAATAGCCGCAAATCAAGGAATTGGTTCGGTATTGTCTACTGCATTATCCGGAAAAATAACGACGGCATTTGCGACGGTTGGAACAACCATTTCGGCAGGATTTAAGGCTTTGTTTGGAAGCAAAGCGGCAGAAGGTGCGCTTGCATTTATAAGCCCTGTTGCAAAAGCAATAACCGGAATAGGTTCCGTTGCGATTGGCGCATTTACTGCAATATCAAACTTTGTGACCATGCTAAAGAACGGATTCAGTTGGCTTAATGAAGCACTTATGCTTGTCGGAGTTACGATTACGGCAGTCGGAGCGGTTATTTTAGGGGTAGCGGCAGCACCTGCAGCGATTACCGCAGGAATAGTAGCCGGTGTTGCAACGGCGGCTGTAGTAGTCAAGGATCATTGGAAAGAAATAAAAGGAATTTTCTCAAAAGCAGGAGATTGGTTTAATACTAATGTGATTAAGCCAATAAGCGGTTTTTTTAAGGGATTATGGGAATCTGTTTCCGGTTTTTTCTCTTCTTTATGGAAAGATATATCCGGTGTATGGAAAACAGTTTCTGGATGGTTCAATACTAATGTTATAACTCCTATTGTTTCATTTTTCCAAGGATTTTCGAAAAGAGTTGGTCAAATCTTTCAAGGATTGTGGATCATTGTCAAGGCTGTATGGATTGTTGTTTCTGATTGGTTTAAATCAAAGGTAATAGAGCCAATAAAGAAGAATTTTGAATTATTGAAATCGGCAGTATCAACCGCATTTAAGGTTCTATGGACAACTGTGAAATCGGTATGGGCTGTGGTTTCCGGTTGGTTTAAGGAGCATGTTACAACACCTATTAAGAATGCTTTTAGTTCAGCAAAAGAATCTATTCAGAAAGCATTTAGCGCGGCAAAAACAGCGGTAACCGGGGCGTGGAACAGTGTTTCTAGTTGGTTTAAAGAACATGTAACCACCCCGATAAAAAATGCTTTCTCGAAGATGAAAGAAAGTGTAGCTGAAATATTCAGCAAATTATGGAATAGCGTGAAAAGTGGCGTTGCCGGGGCAATGAACACCGTAATTTCAAGAATTGAAACAGCAATAAATTCATTGATCGGTGGAGTGAATACCGTTTTGAGAGGGTTCAACAGTGTTGTTTCTGCGGCGGCTAAAGTAGCAAAGGTAAAGTGGAGCGGAGTCGATCTTGTGCCGAAAGTGAGCCTACCTAAAGTAAAGGCCTATGCAACGGGCGGTTTTATGGATAAATATAGCATAGCAACAGTTGGAGAAAATGGACTTCCGGAAATTATGGGAACAGTCGGAGGTAAGCCAGCGGTCGCAGGAAGCCAAGAAATTACCGGAATCAAAGATGCTATCAATTCAACATCTGCGCAAGAGGTTTCCTTACTGCGACAACAAAATCAGTTATTACAAGCTATTTTACAGAAAAATTTCGGAATTACTACAAACGACATAGGAAAAGCTGCAAGGGATTATGGTAGAGAACATTACAATCGAACCGGAGACAATGTATATGTTTTTTAGTGACTTCTATAATAGAACGTGATATAATTCTAAATAAATCATATCACAAGAAAGGAGTCATTATGAGAAACACAAAAAAATTATTAGTAGCGACGGGATTGGCATTTGCCGTTTTGATTTCGGCTATGCCAATCCAAAATGCAGATGGGGAACAGATTGTTGCACAGGCGGCAACTATCAAATTAAGCAGAAAGACTCTTAATTTAAAAATTGGAGAATCCGCAACATTAAAGATAAGCGGAATGAGGAGAACTGCTAAATGGAGTAGTGGCAATAAATATGTTGCTTCTGTAAACAAGTCTGGAAAAGTTCTGGCGGTTGGAGAAGGAACAACGTACGTAAAAGCAAAAATTGCAAAGAAAACGCTTTCTTGCAAAGTTACCGTCACTTCTTCCTTTAATGCGAACAAGGTAAAGAAAAACATCTCAATTGAATACCAAGATAGTGGTCATGGAGTTGTTGCTATCTTGAAAAACAACAACAAGGTAAATGTTGATCTGGACGCAAAACTTGTATACTACAAAAACGGTAAAATGCTGGATAGCAAAAGCGATTGTAACAGAGCTTTTGAATCCGGTAAGGAATGTGTTCTTTATTTTGACGCACCGAGCGATTCTGATTATAACGATGTTTCTTATGATAACTATAAAATGTCGTTGAGTGTTGATGAAGCAACAAATGCTGTTTGTGATGTTCGCAATATAATGGTTCAATCGGACATTGGAGCAGATAATGTTACGGTTGAAGCTACAAACGATTCCGGAAAAGATTTTTCATTTGTGAAAATTTCTTGCTTAATGTATGATGCATCTGGCAACTTGATCAAATATGATTATCATTATGCAGAATGTGAAAAGAATGGAGACACCGATTATTTCTCGTTTAGTTTTCCGTACGATTCAAATTACGATACGATCTATCCGAGCAGTTATAAGATATATGTTGATGAAGCATATACATATACTTGGTTACAATAAAAATTGAAAGATAAATGATACTTAAGCCGTGGAAACACGGCTTATTTTAATTCCAAAATCTGATTGACACAAAATCAAAAATAGTCTATCCTTATTACTAAGGAAACAACCTTATCCGTGAAGAAGCGGATTACTTACTCGAACGCCATACTGTACGAAAGAGGAAACCAATGTGATTTCACAAGCGGTTTCCTCTTTTTTATTCAGATAAAAATGTATGGAGGTAGGCACGAATGAAAAAATCACAACTTATGCTTAAGATTCAAAACAGCATTGAGGTATTCGAGAATCCAATATTCGGACAGATTAGAATGGCCATGGTCGATGATGAACCGATGTTTTGCCTTGTTGATGTTTGCAGGGCATTGGAAATGTCAAACAGCCGTATTGTTGCTGATAGACTAGACGAGGATGAACGACGTAAGTTAAACTTACCCCGTCAAGGAGAAACTTGGTTTGTTACTGAATCTGGCTTATATGCGGTTATTCTTCGAAGCGATAAACCGAACGCAAAGAAGTTTCGCAAATGGGTAACATCCGAGGTTATCCCTACAATACGTAAAACAGGTGGGTATGTCAATAATGATGAATTATTTATTTCCACTTACCTGCCATATGCAGATGAAAACACTAAGCTGATATTTTCACAGACATTAAAAACTGTTAGAGAGCAGAACGAAACCATTAAAAGGCAGCAGAAAGAAATCATCCATAAAGAAGATGTTATTATCGGACTCGTTGATGATATTGACTTGGCAACTAAGAGACAGCGGATAACGCAGATTGTCCGTTTCGGTGCGGATGGAAAGTATCAAGAACGCTATTCGTTGCTTTATGGAGAATTTGAAAGGAAATATCACTGCAACCTTAAATCAAGGATGGAAGGGTGTGCACTCAAACCCAAAGTAAGAAACAAGATGGATTATATCGACAGGGAAATGGGAATGATTCCTCAGTTGTACGAAATCGCTTGCAAACTTTTTGAAAACGATGTAGAAAAGCTGAAATCTGAATGGGAATCAGTAGTAGCTTAAAATTTAACCAAATGGATAGCATCTACCAAACGGTAGGTGCTATTTTTATACCCATTTTTAGGAGGTAAACGATGGGATATGGCGGATATTTAGTAAAGTTTGGGGATTATACCATTCCGAACAGTTTAATAAAGCAGGACACGTTTAGTTCCTATGTAAACATGCAGGATAAAGACCCTTGGACGGATGAAAACGGATATGAGCATCGTGATGCCGTGGAACTGAAAGCCTTAAAGGTCGAGTTTGAAACCAAAGCCATGCTGACTGAAAAGCAGTTTGATGATTTTTGGAAAAATATTGAAAAGAACTATACCAAGGCAAAGGAGCGCGGCGGCTATATCACGGCATACGTGCCAGAGAAACGCGGGTATGTGACACAGTACGGATATATCGCTGATATTCAGCCTACGTTCTATTCTGTGGCACATGGGAAGATTAAGTATGACGCAATCAAATTTTCATTTATAGGCGGTGTGTATGATAAATAGTAGTTTGAAAGAAAAGTATTGGGATTCCGCGACAGATAAGCAGATGGTCATATCTGTTGTTGGAACGAATCAGAAAATAGACAATTCGATGCTTGAAATCGGTACGTTTGCGCTCGAAGAAAGCCTTTGTTCGGAGTCTGAACTAAAATTTGGAGCGTGCGAAGCGAATTGTGTAAAATTCACAGCAAGAAACACCGCAGGAAACATTATTGGAAAGACAATCTCTATCGAAGAAACGATTGACGGAGATAGCGAAAATCCGATGCCATACGGAGTTTTTAAGGTTGCATCCGATGTTCCTACGGCTGACCGAACAAAACGGCAGATTACGGCATATGACGCTATGTATGACATTATCAATACGGATGTAAAGTCTTGGTATGCAGGGCTTAGCTTTCCGATGACACTTAAACAGTTCCGTGATAGTTTCTTTGCGTATCTTGGAATCGCGCAAGTTGAAACAAGCCTTGTCAATGATTCCATGACGGTCAATAAGACGATTGTAGCCACACAGACGGACGATTCAAGTGCAGTCACAGAAGAATCCGCTATCAGCGGAAAAACCGTTGTAACGGCAATATGCGAGATTAACGGATGCTTTGGAAATATCAACCGACAGGGCAAGTTTGAATATGTCTTTCTAAAAGCAATCACAAGCGCACTTTATCCGGCAGAAGATTTGTTTCCGGCAGACAATTTATTTCCGTCTGACGCAAATACAGAATCCATGACCGGACACTACATCGCGTTTGATTATGAGGACTTTCAAAGCAAGGCAATTACACAGCTAGAAATCAAGACAAGTGAAGATAACGCCGGTGCTATTGCTGGAACTGCCGGAAACAACTATTCGATTACAGGAAACTTTCTTGTATCAGACAAGACCGGAGCGGAGCTGGAACAGATTGCAAATAACCTGTTGCCGATTATGAAACAGGCGGTATACACACCGATTAAAAGCTGTACATGCGTCGGTAATCCATGTCTGACACTTGGCGAACCTATCCGGTTCAATACCACAAGAGAAATTGTTGAAACGTATCTATTGCAACGTACCCTAACCGGAGTGCAAAGCAAGAGAGATTCAATCTCGGCACAGGGCACACAGACACACTCTGCAAAGGTCAATTCTATCAGAGACACGATTGAAAGCGTGGAAAGACGTACCGGAAAGCTAGAGAGGAACGCAGACCATCTTCAATCCACGTATGAGGATTTAGAGGAACAGACAAATACCAAGTTTGAGCAGACCGCAAAAAGCATTGTCGCAGAAGTCAATCGTGCGCAAAAGGCAGAGGGTGCATTGGACGCATCCTTGGAATTGAAGTTAGGCAGAGACGAGAACGACCAAGTTATTTCTATGATCAATGCCAGCGCAGACCAGATTATGCTTCGTGGGAACAGGCTCATAGTCGAAAGCAACAACTTCAGACTTGATGGAGCTGGACGAGTAACAATAATCGATTCGCTAAACTTTAATTCGACAGCGCTCGGTGATGACCTTACAATTATTGGGCTTGACGGAAGAGGCAGACCCATGCTGCAAAACATACGCATTGACCTAAACTCTGTAACAGATCAAGATGGTGTAGCCATAGGGGATCATGCGAGTACGGCAGATCATGCAACAACCGCAGATTCTGCGACAACCGCAGGAAGCGCAACACAGTGCATAAAAGCATCGACCGCATATTATTTGCAAGGTATTACATCCAGCGAACATGTGCAAATTTCTGGAAACGGAAATCTTATCCCAAGTTCTAGTTCTGTGTACTGTGGAACTAACCCCAATCCATTTGCCGGAGGGTATTCTTCCGGTGGTTGGAAAACAACGTCTGATGGCAGAAAGAAAAAGGATTTTCGAAAACTGTTAGAGGATGATCGGTTTGAGAGATTTTTTGAGTTGCTGCAACCGATGGAATATCGGCTCATAGAAAATGATGAGAAAATGCACATGGGATTTGTTGCACAGGATGTTGAACAGGCAATGAAATGTTGTGACATATCTGAAAATGAGTTTTACGGACTAGAACATGCAGAGTTTTCCGAGAAAGATTTTGAATCTAATGAGGAATGGGAAAAATTCTTAGAGCAGAATGGTGGCGCAAATGATATGTATACATTGTGCTATCAAGAGTTTATTGCGCTTAACACTGCCATGATACAGAAACTGCAGAACAGGTGTAACGATTTTGAACGCAGACTATCCGCATTAGAAAGGAAGTGATTAGATGGCATATCAGAAAATCTATAGCCGCGAATATTGGGAGAACCTTCCAAGCGAAAAGACCGCAATTAATCGAAATAGGCTGAACAACATAGAGGGCGGCATTGATGCAATCGACGATCGTGTGTGCGCACTCGACACCACGAAAGTTGACTTGACCAAAGCTAACGAACTTGTAAAGGAAATCCTTTGGGATGAATCCAACGGAACGCTGACGGTCGTTAAGATGAATGGTTCCAAGGCGGTCATTGATACCAAGTTGGAAAAGTTGGCGGTAAACTTCAAGTACAGTCCGCAGACACAACAATTAGTAATCACGCTTGATGATGGCACAGTACAGAACGTGGATTTGTCCGCTCTGATAACGCAGTATGAATTTATAGACAGCAATACCATTGCATTTGAAATTAGCAGTGACGGCAAGGTGTCCGCAATCGTGAAAGAGGGTAGCATTGAAGAAAAGCATCTGCGTCCGGATTACCTTGCAGATATTAAGGTGGAATCTGCCAAAGCGGTAGCATCTGCCAAAAGTGCAGGGGAGTCCGAAACCAACGCGGCAAAATCTGCCACAGATGCCAAGGACAGCGCAGATCGGGCGCAGGGAATTGAAAATGAAATTAACAAAAAACTCACAATGACAGAATTTGATGTGAATGAGGATGGGGAGTTGATTTACACGGACAATTCTGCATATAACTTTGTCGTTGACAATGACGGAAATTTAAATTGGGAGGTGGCTTAAATGGCTATAGCAGGAAGAGTGGCAATTGTGCCAAAGGGTGATTGGAGCGCAGATGCTACATATAAGAGATTGGATGCAGTGACTTATAACAATACGCTTTATTTCGCGAAAAAAGAAGTTCCGGTAGGAACGGCGACAAGCAATACAGAGTATTGGTCAAAGTCAATTGTTGGCGGTGTTGGATCAATTGCAAAGCCAGAAGAAGCTGGAATCGTAAAACCGGACGGAAAAAGCATGAGCGTAGATGAAAGTGGAACGCTTAGTATTAACTTGGATGGAACCACAATTACATTAGATGAAGCGAAAAACGTCATAAAGTTGGCAGATGCACTAAAAGAAAAGATCGGAAGCGCACTGCAACCGGAAAGTATCGTAAATAACCAGGTAACAACAAAAACCGGGTTTGCATTAGATGCGCGGCAGGCGAACCCGAATATAGACGGCACGCTGGCCAAGCAGGTAGCTGATTTAAACGGCAGTTTAAGTAACTTTAAAGTATTTACTGGTAATAGTCTTGAAGCGCTCGATGCTGAACTAAGTAGCACCCATGTTAATGATATTTGCTATCTTGCGATTATACCTGGCGGTAGTGGGATGTTGCTAGGATATAAAAACGATAGCAGGTACCAACGGCAACTGCGAATAACATACTGGGACAATAAAATATATAGCAGAGTCAAAAATAAATCTACCGAATGGAGTGAATGGGTAACCATTGTATAGTATTAGTTAGCAATAGCTATCCAATAAAAATACCAATTATATTTCCATGCATCAGCACGTTTGGTTCTTGCAACTGCATTAAAACCAACGTTGGTTAAATGCCTTGTATCAACAATCACACTAGTATCGAAATAGAAAGAAGAATCATAGTCTCCCCATGAGACTACAACGATTGGCTTTTTTTTAAACATTTTGTTAAATGTTACTTCGGCACTTACCATAGTGCCAGCATCTATAGCCGAATCTGATTTACTAAAAGCACCACGGCCACAATCTATCATTTTTAAACTGCCGTTTAAGAAAATATATCGAACGAATATTCGAACGTAACTTATAAACCATTTTTATTATAGAAAGGAAAAATAATATGGATAAAATTATTTTAAAAGACAAAACAGAATTTGGAATTGCCGATGGTGCAAGCCTTGGCAACATCCAGATCAAGGCAGAGAATTTCGATGCCATTAAAACGATTACGGATGCATTTACTGCGGACAACCTTGCGGAAGTGACATTTACGCATAATGGCGAAACATCCGGCAAATACACCGATCTGAAATCCGATGGGTTTACATACGCACCGAATACGGACGAGGCAGGTAAGGAAGATGGAACCTACACGGTTACTATCAGGCTGCGGACAAAGACGGAAATGGAAAAGGCAATCGATGAGTTGAAAGCCGGGCATGAGTCCAATGCCGGAGCAATTCAGGATCTTGCAGATATGGTAGCAGGAGGTGAAGCATAATGGTTAAATTCTATGTGAGACGTATTCTTGTAGAAAAGAAGATGACGATTGATGAAGTGCCGATGCGTTGGCGTGCAAAAGTGCAAGAAGAGATTGAGAAACAGCTTTCCGCTTCTCTGCAATGACATTTTCTGTCGAAACTTGCGACCGAAAAATGTTGAAATCATGCATATTACAGTGATACTATGGACTTGTCCGAAAGGACACTTCAAGTTCTGGCATGGGTGGGGTTTGGCATGGCTCCGCCCATAATTGGGGATTGACTATAATATTTGTATCGCTACATAGGGCACATGATTGGGGGTTTTGAGGTTGGGAAAAGAGTACTACAAAAATGAAATCATTAAACTTATCGAAAAATGCGACAATTTGCATTGGTTAAAAACCATATATGCATACATAAGCAACTTATTAAAATAGGAAAAGAGCCAAGGGTCTGCGCATTGCCCTTGGCTCTTTTTTACTTTTTGTCTGAAATCATATCTACTAAATTTTCTAAGGCTGTCCAATCGCTTTCGCTTAATTTGCACAGTGCAGAAACAAGTCGATACTTAAAGTTTTCATCACCTAATCTTTGGATTTCTCCAAGCATTGCTGAAATCTGTTCATCTTTTGATAACTCAACAAACATTTCTCCGTTTCCGGTGCGAAGCCAATCTTCATTGACATTAAACTCTTGACAAATCAATTTAACAGTTTGTTCTGACGGAGAATTTTCTCCGCTTTCCATTTTGCATACAGCAGATCGTGAGACTAAAATTTTTTCTGCAAATTCGGTTTGACTTAATTTTGTCGATAACCGAACTTGCTTTATTCTCTCATTCATCCTTTACCCTCCTTTCACAATTATATTAACATTAAATGTTCATTAAGTCAACAAAAACTATTGACAATGTATATTTAATGTGCTATTGTATGTACATCAAATGAACAGGAAAGAGGTGAGAACATGAAGAAAATGACGTTCAGACAAAAGCGCGACTTACTTGATAAGTTTGAGCCGTTCATTATTGGAGGAGTCCAATTCATAAGCGCATTGGCTGGAGCTGCTGTCGGAATAGCTATCTGCTACTTTTTCTAAATGATATGTGGCGGTTGCCGTGATTATGGCAACGACAAATGGGATAAGGATATTTCTCAAAAATGAAAGGAAAAAGTATTCTTTATAAAATCTTCCTTTGGGAGAAACTATAAAGCTAAAATTTGATCTATCCGCAGATGTACTTACTTTTGTTACATATCCTTTATCCTGCAAATCCAAAAACGCTTGATATACATCTTCTTCATCGAATTTACCTATTTCGGAAAGTTCGATTGAAAAATTTGTTTTAGATATTTTCTTTAATATTATTCTTTCAATTTTTAGAAGCATGTTAATTCCTCCGTTTTTGAAAATATTATACCACAGAAAGGAGTGAAAATATGGATAATTTAGTACACATTGGAAATGCAGATATTTCCATCAAAGAGTACAGAGGCAAGCGAGTGGTCACATTTAAGGACATTGATATGGTACATGAAAGACCAGACGGAACAGCGAAAAGAAATTTTAATACGAACAAAGCACGCTTCGTTGAGGGAGAAGATTACTTCATTGTAAGCGCGGACGAAATTCGTACAAGCCACATGTTTCCTATATCTGACAAGGATTTTATGAGCAAAGCACTCATTACCGAGCAGGGCTATCTGATGTTAGTAAAGTCATTCACGGATGATTTGGCATGGGAAGTGCAAAGAAAATTAGTTTCTTCCTATTTCAATGTACATCAAAGTGTCAACGATCAGTTATCTCCGGAATTGCAAGCATTGCAAGGACTTCTTAATCAGATGGTTCAAAAAGAACTTGCTGACAAGGAAAGAGACAGGCAGATTGCAAAGGCACAGGACACAGCGCAGAAAGCCATTGAAACAACTGAACATATCAAAGAAGCGGTGAAGCCGGTATTTGATAATTGGAGAAATGAAATCAATGCAAAATTTAATCGGATTCAGAGAAATGCAGATTGTCAATTCAATGTATTGAGGACTGAAATGTATTCAGAACTTGAACACCGTGCAGGATGCGACTTGAGTAGAAGAATCAGAAACAGACGCGAGCACATGGCAGAAAGCGGATGCACGAAAACAGAAATCAGTGCATTGAACAAAATGGACATTATTGAGGATGATAAGAAATTGCGTGAAATCTTTTCGAAAATCGTAGCAGAGTACGAAATCAGATATTGCGCATGAAAGGAAGTGATTGAATGAGCGAAAAAGAAAAACGCGTTGTCGAAAAGCTTCGTGATGCCATTCCGAATATGACAGATTTTCAGAAAGGATATGTCCTTGGAATGGTTGAGAGTTCTGCTTCGAAACATAGTGAGCAGGGCGAGGAAAACGAAACACATAATGGAAAGGAGAATTAAAATGAACAATTTTGAATTTCAGAAAGTTAATTCAAGGGTAATTCGTAGCGGTGACAACTATTTGGCAAAGGTTGACTCTGCGGAAACTTTTTCAAGCATTTTCGTTGACGAGGAAACAACATATGGAGTTTATATAAGAGATGCGCAGATACAGACAGAAGATTCGACTTACACACCTGCAATGGCTTTTACATATTCCATGGAAGATGGTTCTGTGCGCTTTATAGATGTTGTTGTATGTCCGTTACTCGGAACGTTTGTTTCTGATTGGTACTAAATTATAAAGTGGCAGAAAGGGGCATGAATGAAAAAAGCAATCCAATTCATCATAGGCGCGGTTGCAATGGAGTATTCCTTAGTTGCCGCGTGCTATATGGATAGTGAGGGCGCGGTAGGGAATATAGCGGCTATTAAATTTGTAGCCGGGGCAGTAATTGCGGCAATCATGTATTACTGGTCAGAAGTAGACCGGAAGAGAGCCGAACTTGACAAGCGAATTAAGAGAAAACGCAGAATGAGAGAGGATGCATGGTAGGCGTTGTGTATATAAGTGGCACAAGATGTTCCACGGAAGAAAAGCGTATGCTTGCTGAACTTTTGGCAGGAAAACGAAAGAAACAGAATGATAAAGATAATTTTGAAAAGATTCTTGACAGAGAAATGGAGAGGAGAAGCAATGGAGAACAGAATAACACTGATCGGTGATGTTGTATCAGCACCAAGGGAAAGCCATAAATCAAGCGGTAAGATTTTTTATAAATTTTTCATCGGAGTTGAAAGAAAAAGCGGTGTCGCAGATATTCTTCCGGTACTGTTTGACAAAGAAATCAGCGATACAGGAATTAGCGGAACGGTATGTGTCAAGGGAAAGATAGTTACCCGGCACGTAAAAACAGGATCTGGGGAAGCCATTCTTATGTATGTTATGGCGGATACAATCACAAAGCCAGAGGATGATAGCCCTTTGAATGAAGTAAGTCTTGATGGAATTATCGAGGAAAAGCAACTTAGGGAAACGCCACTTGGTCGTAAAATCTGTGATGTGAAACTCAAAAACATAAGAGAAAATGGAAAAGAGGATTTGATTACCTGCATTGTATGGGGAAAGTGTGCAGAATATACAGACTCACTTGCTTTAGGCGATAGGGTAAGCACATATGGCAGATTGCAGAGCCGGAGATACAAGAAAACGCGTAAAGATGGTCGCGTTGTGGAAAAAGTTACATATGAGTTATCAATAAAAGGAATCGTGGGGGGTGTAGAATAATGCGAATGATTTTGAAATCGTTACATATTGAAAATTTCAAGGGGGTAAAGGATAAGACATACGAATTTGGCAAGACAACAAGGATTTCCGGCATGAACCGTAGAGGAAAGACCACAATCGGGGCGGCATGGTACTGGCTGATTTCTGATAAGAACTATGAGCTTGTCAGCAATCCAAACATTAGACCGGACAATGTAGAAGATTGCATTCCGACTGTTACTGCAAATGTCGGTGTAGACGAAAAAGAAATCACTCTTTCCAAGATGCAGAAGCGAAAAGTCGGAAAGCCGGATAAAAATGGAGTTTCGAAAATTACAATCACAAATACATATGAGATCAATTCTGTGCCTAAGACAGAACGTGATTTTAAGGCATATCTGGAAGAATTAGGGTTTGAGTTTGATAAATTCCTCATTTGTTCGCACCCGAATGTGTTTACCAAGGATTTGTCGTTGAAGAAAAAACAGGATGAAATGAGAAAATCCTTATTCGCTATGGCAAGTGCAAAAACAGATTTAGAGATTGCGCAAATGAATAAAGAAACTGCGGATGTTGCCAAATTGCTTGAATCCTACAAATTTGAGGAAATTGAAGCGATGAACAATGCTTCCAAGAAAAAAGCGGTTGATCAGTTGGATGCAATCCCGAATCAAATTATCGGTTTAGAGTCAGCTAAGGTTGATGTGGATGTGGCAGAGCAGGAACTTGCCAAGGCTGATCTGGCAAGAAGAATCGCTGAATGCGATAAGAAGATTGCCGGTGCCGATCATTCGCTTGACGAATTGCGCGATAAGGAAATGCGGTTACAACTTGATATATCCGGAATTACACAGACGATGAACCGCGAATTATCCAATCGTAGATACGAAATTGATGCTGATCTGTGCGGTTGCGAAGATGAATTAAAACATCTGGAGCAGACGATTTCTTTGAAAGAAAATCAGATTGTCGGTAATGAAAAGGCTATCACAGATGCGGATGCAGAACGGAAGAAAATTGGAGAAAAGTACAATGCAGAATATGCCAAGGCATTTGATGAAGTGCCTTACCTGTTTGACGAATCCAAGTGGGTATTTGATGAAAATAGCACTGTTTGTTCACTGTGCGGTCAGAAGTTGCCAGAAGATAAAATCGAGCAGTTAAAGGCTGATTTTGAAAGCCGGAAAGAAAAAGCCAAGGCGGATGCAGAAGAAAAACTGAAAGCAAAAAGATTTAAGTTTGACACTGACAAAAAGGTTGAACTGAATCGGTTGAATACTATTGGCACCGAGAAGAAAGAACTTATTACCGAACTTACAAAGAAAAATGCTGATCTGAATACAGAAATTGACGCTTTAAAGAAACAGGAACAGGATGCCATTGCAAAGAAAGAAGAACTTTCGAAGCAGTTATCCGAGATACCGAGCGAAGCTGATTACACGCAGAATGAAGATTATGTGAAACTGAAAGCAGAGCGTGACAAGGTTCTCGCCGATATTGAAAAGCTGGAATCTGATGGTGCGGACAAGGTTGTTACTGATTTGAAAGTCGAGAAAGCAGATCTGCAGAGCCAGCTTGATGAAGTAAATAGTATCATTGCACAGGCGGCTAACAATGTCCGTATTGATGAACAGATCGCGGAAAAGAGACAGGATCAGCGTAAATATGAGCAGGCTAAGGCCGATGCAGAAAAGATTCTTTATCAGCTCAAAGAAGTTTCAAAGCGAAAGAATGGGTTACTTGTTGAAGAAATCAATCAGCATTTCGGTATTGTGCGTTGGAAGTTGTTCGATTTCCAGAAGAACGGAGAATATAAGGAAGTTTGTATTCCTACGGTACTTGATGAAGAAACCGGCATTTATAAGGTATTCGGGGACACAACAAACACTGGCAGGGAAATTGAAGCGAAGATTGATATTTGCAACAGTTTTCAGAAGTTCTTTAATATGTATGTTCCGATTTTCCTTGATGGTGCAGAAAGTATCAATGATGAATATGTACCGGCTGTTGATACGCAGCTAATTCTTCTGACAGTAACAGAGGACAAGCAGTTGAAAGTCGAGGGAGTGTAGGATGGAAACGTTAGGGAAAATTTTAAGCATCGAAGAAATAACGAATTTATCTTTAGAAAATACCGGTTCGTTAAATGGTAGCAATGGGTCTAGGCTTGGCATCATGCAGATGATGAGCTGTTTAATGGGCGGTGCATCTTATGATGGGTACAAAGTCAAAACGGATAAGCATGAATTTCTTTTGCTGATTGACAATGGACAATGTTGTTGTGAAAGCTGGGGATATTTCTACTTAAATGATGATGAACAGGAGTTTATCGGTTCTGAATTAAGAGCGGTAAATCTTACAGATAAGGCTCTTAATAAGAAAAAGGTAGATGAATCCGGCTATTACGAAGATTGCGGCGGTATTCAGTTTGTTGATTTCGAAACTGATAAAGGCACATTACAATTTGCAGTCTACAATGCGCATAACGGCTATTATGGCCATCCAATTATATTCGCAAAGGATAAAGAAATTTTCCATCAGGATACGTTGTAGAAAGCGAGGTTGTCGAATGTCAAGAGTAGGGACAAGCAACAACGTCACACAGCCGGATGCAAGGTGTATGTCGTGCAAGCGTTGGAAGAGTGCAAGCAAAGGGTTCTGGGGAAGAGCCGGACATTGTTCTCTTCCGTATTGCGAGAAAGATATGAGAAATAAAGGAAAGAGAGGTCGTGTACATGGATGATATTGAAAAATTGAAGGCTGAAAACTCGGATTTGCGAACAAAGGTAGATGAACTTATGAGTAATAAATATTGCCTTGAAGAAAAACTTGGAAAAGTCTCAGAAACAAACGAAAGACTTTTGCGTATTCTTGAAAATTTGTCAAATGGATATGTGAAAAAGGAGAGGTAATTATGCAGTATATCAAAGCAAAATTCCCAAACAGCACAAGAAGCTATGTGTATCGCACCGAGGATTCTGTGAAAGCTGGTGACACGGTTGTAAATGCCAAAGACGCAAAGTTGACGGTTACGGATGAATCGGTTGATATTGCATGGGTGGAAACCTATGGTGCTGATAAGATGGCAGTTGTGAGGAAATATGAAGAACCGGTAAATGCCGGAGAAAGTGAGGAATAGATATGATTAAATCAGATTTTGGAACAGTAGAAGTAAATGGAAGAGAGCCGGTTATCATGGCTGAATTTATAACTCTTTTAGCAGCATTAAGGAATGCTCTCGGAGAGGAGAAATACAACCGTGCTTTGCAGAGAGCAAATGATAGGGTGGATTCCAAGAAAGACACAGATACATTGAAAAATGAAGAAAAAGAACGCATGGCAGAAGTTATCAAAGCTATTTTAAGCGGAATGGAGGATAAATAATTATGGCAGAAAATACAGCAGTTGCAGAAACGAAAGAAGCCGAAAGCAGGGAACTTGTAGCAAGGGACTTTACAGAGGGAATGGTTGTAAAAATCAAGCAGAAAGAGAGATTCGGCTTAACATTCCCAAAGGATTACAACTACACAAACGAGTTCATGTCAGCAATGCTAATTTTACAGGATACAGTAGATATGAATAAAAAGCCTGTATTGCAGAGTTGCACAAGGGCAAGTATCGAAAACGCCCTCATAGATATGGTAACAGACGGATTATCAATGAGAAAGAAACAGTGTTATCCGGTTGCCTACGCAGGAAAATTAAGCTGTCAGCCGTCTGTTTATGGTGCAACTTGCGTTGCTAGAAGATATGGACTTGCTGATATTAACGCAGAGGTTGTCTATGAGGGCGATAAGTTCCGTTACACTATTACGAACGGAAAGAAAACAATCGTAGAGCACACGCAGGAAATCGACAATATTGACAATGACAAGATTAAGGGTGCATATGCGGTTGCGGTTATGAAAGACGGAACTATTAAAACAGAGGTTATGACAATCAAGCAGATAAAAACAGCGTGGAAACAGGGATTCGGATATAAGGAGAACGGAAACGGAGTTCATCAGAAATTTACAGACCAGATGGCTATGAAAACTGTTAAGAACAGACTTCTTAAATCTATCAACAATACTCATAGTGGTTTTGGCGAGGAAGACGATTATGAGGAGATTAGTCACGATGAAATGCTTGAACAGGATGTAGTCTATGATATTGAGCAAAACGCCAATTCAGAGCCGTTTGTCGTAGCAGAATCCGAAGCGACCGACGGTGCAGCAGTTGAGCCGGAGAAAGTCGTTGAGAATGACGAGAATGTACCGGACTTTATGAAAGATTAGGGAGGTTTTCTATGAGAGTTATATCGCAGGACGGGACAAAGGATTTCCCGTATGATAACGCTTGGGTTTCTGTATATGAAGGATGTATAAATGGGCGCGTTTATGTGAGGATGCAGATATGTGGATATGATGATTCAGTAGATGTTGCAGATTATTCCACCGAAGAAAAAGCAAAGAAAGCCATGGAAATGCTTAGAATTGCGTATGAAAATAATGAATTTTATCATCATACTGCCAATTCAGAACACTTCACGGAATTTACCCAGGCGTTAAGTAAAGAAATGTTTAAGAAAGCTACATCAGAATATTTTCAGTTTCCGGCAGAGGAAGAATTGGAGTAGCCTATGAAATTAAAAGTCTTAGGTTCCGGTTCATCCGGTAACTCATACGCCTTAATTGCCGACAATGGAGAAATCCTTGCAATCGAAGCTGGATGCAAATTTCTTGATTTTAAGAAGATGATTGATTGGAAAATAGCAAATGTTGTCGGTTGCATTGTAAGCCACGAACACGGAGACCATGCGCGATACATAAAAGATTTCATGAAATCCGGCATTCCGGTTTACACGGCATTTGAAACACAGACAGCACTTGAAACCATAACCGGAGAACGTACAATAGCCATTCCACCACGCAGAGTACGGCAAATCGGCAGTTTTACAGTAACACCCTTCAACGTACCGCATGATACAGAAATCGAGTGCTACGGTTATTTAATCGAGCATGAGGAAATGGGTAAACTGTTATTCTTGACCGACTTGGAATATTGCAAATATGACTTTTCCGGCATAAAGGTTGAGCATATCATGGTCGAAGCCAATTATAGCATGGACTTGGTAGACCGGAATGAGCCGAACTACGAACACCGTTTACGAGGTCATATGAGCCTTGATACGGCACTTAAATTTATTCAGACGAACGAAAACCCAGCTTTACGAAATGTCGTATTAATACACTTATCGGACACAAGCGGAAATCCCGCGTTATTCCTACAACGAACGAAAGAAACAATTAAATATGGAGCGAATGTTTATGTTGCAGAAAAAGGGTTAGAGGTTGATATGAACCTTTGTCCGTTCTGAAAGGAGAAAGCATGAAATTATACATTTACAGATTTTGGGGCGATAAATTTTCTTGTAGAGAAGTAGACGTAGAAGAAAAGCCAAAAACGTATATCATTACTGAAGAATCCGAATTTGAATATAAAGGACAGAGAATCCGCAAGGACGAAATTGGTGTGTTAAGCGGTTGCAGCCGGGATAGGGTCATTCTGACGGAGAAAAACAAGAAAAAAGCTGTTGAAATGCTTATTAGCAGGCAGGGCGCTATTGTTGAGAGTTTCCGAGTACGTCTTGAATATGAAGAGAAAAAACTTGAGACCATCAAAGCGGAACTTGAAAAAGAATAATTAGGTTGAAACACCTTGGCGAAAGCCTAAAAGAAACTATCTTGTTTGGCGAATAGTTATCACAAACCTTATTGAAAGCCATGTTTTGGCGGTGCGTTTACCGTGCCGCCCTTACAAAAGATTGGAGGTAAAAATTGAAAATATGTGAATACTGTATGGCTGAATTTGAGCCGAAACAACAAAATCAGAAATACTGTAGACCAGAATGCGCAAGAAGATCTGCGCAGTTTAGAAATTTTAAAAAGGCTGGAAGAATTGTGTATACAAGAATATGCCCGAAATGTGGCAGGCTGTTTATGACGATAGATGAACGCAAAGTTGATTGCCAAGACTGCATCAGCATTGACGTTAAAGAACGCTTGAGAAAGCCAAAGAAAAAGGACGATGTAATCAAGGCTGTGAATCATATGGCACGCGCCTCCGGAATGAGCTACGGAAAGTTTGTGGCTCAAATGAGCATGAAGCCATTGGAGAGGAAGTGATTGGATGGGATATAAACACGGATTATCAAATAAATGCGGTAGATTATATCCTCTGTGGAAAAGTATTAAATATCGTTGCTATTGCAAAACTTCTCGCGACTATAAAAATTACGGTGGAAGAGGGATTGCAATGTGTGATGAATGGAAGAATGATTTTCTAAGTTTCCACGATTGGGCAATCGCAAACGGGTATAAAGAGGAAAAGACGGATAAGGGATTGAACATTTTAACCATTGACAGAATTGATGTTAATGGGAATTACGAGCCTAGCAATTGCAGGTTTGTAACAAATGCAGAACAAGCTAAAAACAAAAGAAATAGCATTCCTTTAGAGGAAAAATTTTTAAAATGTCCTGTTTGCGGAAAACAATTTGTGAAAAAGCAGAGAAATGGGCAAAAAACATGTAGTAATCACTGCGGAAGGATTCTTTATTACAGAGAGCATCCAAACACAAAAGACTATATGAAAATATGTCCTATTTGCAATAAATCATTTAACGCCAAAAGAGGAGGTCATTACAATGACGCAGTTTATTGCAGTAAAAAATGTAAAGATTTATCAGGTTCGCCTGTTTGGGAGCACAACGGACAAACCCATAGGGTTGTTGAGTGGGCTGAAATAGTAGGTATAAATGCACATTGCTTATTGCATAGAAAGGATATGGGTTGGACTATCGAAGAGATATTAACAACGCCATTGAGAGGTAGAAGAAAATGCCGAATGTAAATTATAAGCAGCTATATGCAATAAAAAAGAACAACGAGAAACGGATATTAAGCATTTGTCCGGAAATGAAAAATCAGAGCGGAATTTATTTCTACACAAGGACTGATGAAAACGGTATATCTTACTTTTATATCGGTCAGAGCGTTGACTGCCTAGAGAGAAATATTTCACATTTATCCGGTTTTCAGCACATAGATCTTTCGATTAAAAAAAGAGGATTTTATAGTGAGGAAAATCCGTATGGGTGGAAATTGAATTTTATCCATTATCCGAGAGAGAAGCTTGATGAAATGGAACAATATTGGATTTTGGAATATACAAAGAAAGGTTATCAATGCCGTTACAACAAAACGGCTGGCGGTCAAGGCGCAGGAAAAGAAAAGATAAACGAATTTAAACCAGCAAAAGGCTATTATGACGGCATTAAGCAAGGCAAAAAGACTCTTGCCAAGGAATTATCGCATATCGCTGAAAAGCACCTTGAAATCCGCTTGAAGCCGGAGAAACAGGGCAACAAAGTTTCTGAAAAGCAGTATGAGAAGTTTATGGCTTTGATTTCTGAAAACACATATGAGGAGAGTGATTAAATGGCAGAAGTCAAGTGGATTAAAATCACAACAGATGTTTTTGATGATGAAAAGATTCTGCTGATTGAGAGTATGCCGAGTGCGGATAGCATCATTACGATTTGGTTCAAACTTCTTATTCTTGCCGGAAAACAGAATAACAACGGTGTGTTTATGATGAGCAACAAGTTACCGTTCACGGATGAAATGCTTGCCACCATTTTCCGCAGAGATTTGAACACGGTAAGGCTTGCACTTAAGACCTTTGAAGAATTTGGGATGATTGAGGTCGTTGACAATGTGATAACGATTCCGAATTGGAATAAGCATCAAACGCTTGACGCTTATGAGAAGAAAAAGGAACGTGACAGGCTTTATCAGCAGAACCGGAGAAAGAAGCAGAAGAACCTAATTGAGCAAAAATCGCCCGATAAATCGTCTGACGTCGCTGTTTCAGATAAAGAAGAAGAAAAAGAAGAAGATAAAGAGAAAGAAAATATAAAAGAAAATTCGCTGTCGACCGATTCCGGAGATTTGTTTGATTTTGACGATGCATGGAAAAAGACTTTTAGTATATACCCCAAGAAAACAGCGTACAGTACCTCTAAAACGGCTTGGATGGATAAAGTGCTAGAAGTTATCGAAGAGAACCAACCGGACATTGCACGGCTGTTATACAAAGCCACAGAAGCATATTTGAGTGACTATCAAGAAAAGAATCCAGACGATACGGATTTTCGGTATATTCCAAAATATGTTGATTGGCTGAAAGATGATTGCGATTATTGGTTGTCAATCGTGGAGAAAAGACAGCGAGGTGATGGAAGTTGACAGAAGCAGAATTTGGAGTGATCGGGTGCGTACTGATTGACAATGATGTGCTAAATAACATCTGGAGAACGCTGAAACCGGAAATGTTTAGTTCTGATTTCGCGCAGGACGCATACAAGGAAATGCTTGCCATGTATGACCGGAATGAAAGTATAGACCCAATGTCGTTATCAATGGCACTTGAGAATCACAAATACACACAGGAGCAGATCAGCGAATTGATGAAATCCTGTATTTCGGGAACAATCACTTCAACTATGGTTAAAAGTTATGCCGATGCGGTTGCGAAAGAATACAAGGCAAGAATGGTTCGTGACATGTATCAGAAATCCAGTTTAAAACCATGCGACATTGATGATACAATCAGCGATCTTCTTACAAGACTTGAACATTTGCAAGAGGGAAAAGAAGTAAAGCTAAAACCAATGAAGCAGATTGCAGTTGAGAATAAAGACAAATATTTCAACGAAAGTGTTGGAGATGGTGGTATAAAAATCGGGTTATCGCAACTTGATGATGCACTTGGAGATCTTGAACGTGGTGATGTAACAGTAATTGCCGCAAGACCGGCAGTTGGAAAATCCGCACTCACAACGCAGATTATTGGGAATATGGCAAAAAAGGGACTTAAAGTCGCATATTTTAACTTGGAGATGATCGATAAACAGGTGTATGAGCGATTTATTTCAAGACTTACGGAAATCGGCTTAACAAGAATCAGAAGGGCAAAGGCTTTTCTTGGAGATGAACAGGAAAAATTTAACCGAGCAAATGAAGAAATGAGTAATTATCAATTATGGGTTGCGTCCGGCACTGTATCTCCGAGAGAGATAAAGTCGGAATGCAGGCACCAAAACTTTGACGTTATCGTTGTTGACTATCTGCAATTGCTTATGCCGGATAACAGATATTCCGGAAGAAATGAAGAAGTAGCATCAATTTCAAGAGGTTTAAAATCGGTTGCAAGAGACTTAAATACACATGTGATAGCACTTTCACAGATAACAAGAGCTTCCGAAAGCAGAGACACAAAAGAGCCTACCATGGCAGAGTTGAGGGAATCCGGGGCAATCGAACAGGATGCGTCAAACATAATTATGCTGTGGAATCTGTCAGACAATGACAAGGGGGCCAAGGGCGCAAAAATCGAAAAGAACAGACAGGGAATGACAATGCGTGAAGCAATGGAGTTTGATGGAGATCACATGAAGTTTGTTGAAATCGACAAACCACTTGATGATGTTGTTGCGGAAATCAAAAAGAAAGAACGTGGGGACGGATTCAAGCCATACAATGGCAATTGTCCGTTTTAGGGGTAGCAGCTATGGCAAGTGCAAAGATCGAAAAGGGTTCGGAAGAATGGCAGGTATTTATGGATTATTGGAAGCTTATCCAAGACTACTACGCGCCGGATAATGACGATGCATGGTGGCAGGAAGTGATGAAAGCCGGGGAAGAACTGATAAATAAATACAAAGGCATGGAAATTGAAGAACGCGCAAGACAGCTTGTATTAAGTCATTTTGCATGGTTGGAAATTACATACAGAAAGGGCAAAAATGTCGGAACAAAGATTGTATGAGATTGTTAATCTCAAAACAGGGCAGGTATACAACCGGGTGAAAAGCAACGAGGTAAGAATGGTGATCGGGTTGCCAAGACATATTCAAATCGGTCAAGTTGCAAATTCCAAGGATAAAACATACAAAAACTGGTATGTTCAAATACTTGGCGATCGGTGCGAAAGAGTCTTTCGGAAATCAAAAATTTACCCATTTACGAAAAAGACGTACAAGCAGTGGGAAAATCTGAATCGGAGGTATTCGCAGGTATGAGCAATGCATTAAAGAGAAAAAGTAATAAAAATCTGTTTTTTACAAAGCAGGACACGAAGATTATTGGCAGAAATAGCTTCGAAAAACGAAATTCTGATGCGGTTATCACAAGATCATACAAAGAGTTTGTCGTGATCGGCTATATTATCCTGCACGACAAATTCGGATTCGGGCAGAAACGCATTGTGCGATTGCAGGAATTATTGAAACAGTATTTAGATGCCGCGTCTGCCGACGGTTGGAATGGGAAAGATTTATCCGTAATGCTGAAACAGAAATATGAAATTGACGTTCAAGAGAAAGTGAGAAGTGTGTCGCAAAGACAGCTTATGATCTTGTACGTAAAGAAAGGTTTCTGCATCGAGCGTGAAGCATACAGGCTTTCCAGCGCATCTTTGTTTAACTATTTCGCGCTCACGCTTACGATTCTGAAAAAGGAATTTAAGCTATCTGTTAAGCAGTTGCAGGAGTTTTTAGACAAGTTTGTTGATTATATTGATACGTTAGCTAATTACAAGCAGTTTCAGTTGACGGTTCCTATGATAGCTGAAACGTTAGCTGATGAGATTAAGTTTGTATGTGATTTGGAGGTTTAATAATATGACAAATAAAGAAAAATACGGAGATGAGATTATAGAACTTGCGACAAACACAGCTGTGTTTGGATTAAAAAATGGAAAGCCTGCAATTTGCGAAGAAATTAAATGTGAAGAGTGCGATTTTTATGAATCAAATTCGTGCAAAGGTAGTGCGTATAATTTCCGCGAATGGCTTAATTCGGGGTATGTTGAGCCGCCTGTTGATTGGAGTAAGGTTGCAGTCGATACGCCGATTTTGGTAAGAGATCATGAAAATTGCGAATGGACTAGAAGACATTTTGCAAAAATAAAAAACGGAACGGTGTTTGCATGGCGCGGTGGGACAACGTCTTGGAGTGAGGATGATGAAGAGACTATTCCGTGGAAATATGCCAAGCTTGCAGAAAGTGAGGAATAGACATGGAGAGATTAACAGAGCGAACAGCGGATGGAATATTAGTAAAGGAGAATTGCGAGAAAGAAATTGCTGAAATGTTTTTAAAGGCATTTGATGATAGTGAAGAAAAGATTTCTTGTAACTGCAAGCACAACAGCAATTCAATAGATAACGAGCCTTGTTGCAGATGTGATAGCAAAGTTTCAGAAAATGATGATACAAAAAACAAAGTTACATCTCTGGAAATTATCGTAAGGATGATAGACAACAAGCCATATTACGAAATCAAGTACAAAAAAGTCGGCGAAGATTATTACCATGTAGGTTACAGTTCATTTAATATTGATAATGTATTGAAATGGCGTGATGAGTGTTTTGAACTTGTTGATGCGAAAGCGACCAATGCCGACAGGATAAGGAATATGTCGGATGAAGAGTTAGCAGAGTTTCTTTGCAAAGTAAAATCAGATTATCAGTGGATGGAACATGAATTTCCGAGCGAAGAAGAACACGGCGAGTGGGAAGAATGGCTTCAATCAGAAGCGGAGTAGGAGAGAATATGGAAGATAGATATTTATTCCGCGGAAAGCGGATTGATAATGGCGAATGGGTGGAAGGATATCTGTCATACCCATTTTGCACGAAAAAGGGCAACGAAAGTTATTATTTCTACACAAAGGATAGTTTGGGTTTCTTCTGTCGTTGTGTTGTAGATGCATCAACTATCTGCCGGTGCACTGGACGGACAGATCGAGATGAGAAATTGATATTTGAACACGATGTAATTGTTTATCTTGACACATATAGCACAGAAAGCGGATATGCAGAAGCAGATTGTGCCGGTGAAGTTTTGTGGGATGAAGAAACATTGTCTTTCCAAGTTACAAACAGATTATCTGCTGAAAGCTATGAGGTTTTGGATGAATGTAGTGTTGTCGGCAACAAATTTGACAATCCGGAATTGTTTGAGGTGTAACTATGACGGAGAATGAAGCAATCGAATTTATGAAAAGATATTTAGATGCTGATTGCTATACAGATAAATGCGTAAATGCGCACAATATGGCAATCAATGCACTTGAAGAAGTACAGCAGTACCGAGCAATCGGAATGGTGGAAGAATGCCGGGCGGCTGTGGAACGTCAGAATCCGAGAGCTGCTATTACTGAAAAAGAAGATAATGGGATTAAAAAATATACATGTTATGCATGCGGTAGGTACATGGGTTGGTCAACTGGAACACTTCCTGCTCGTTATTGCTGGAAATGTGGTCAGAAATTGGATTGGGGTGATGAAGAATGATTTTTCAATCGTACATAAATTTCTTTCTACTAATACTTATAGCCATTAGGTTAGATATTCTAACAAAATTTGGAGTCAATCTTTTTTGCGTTCTGTCAGTTGTAGCGATGATTGGACATGAGATTTTTGATTATTTGAAAAAAGGAGATAAAAAACGATGAGACTGATTGATGCAGATGCACTAAAAGAATATTGCATGCGTGCGAGTAAATCTGATGATGATTTTAGGAGAGTAAGTTTGGCAACATTGGCGAGCGTGGTAGATGCAAAGCCGATTGCCTACGATCCGGACAAGGTTGTAGAAAAACTGGAAAAGAGACGAATGGACGCATTAAGGCATCTTCGGGAAAATAAGGGGACAGAATTCGGATACGCATCTGAATGTGTGTATAATGCTTTGAATGAAGCAGTTGAAATCGTGAAAGGCGGTGGAGTGAATGAAATGGAAGAATAAAGCAGTAACAAAAATAACAGGTATTTCGTTAAGCTCAAGCGTCAGAGAACTTGCAATGGCGATAAATCATAATGCAGAAGTCTTGAGAGAAGCAGTGCAGAAGATAGAAGAATTGAGCGATAAAGTTGATCGACTAAAGGCGGGTGAAGCGGATGCCAATTAAACCGATTTTATTCAACACCGAAATGGTTCGGGCGATTCTGGACGGAAGAAAGAGCTGCACCAGACGTGCGATAAAGCCACAACCACAATCAGGGCTATGTTATACATATGCAGGTAGCCACAAGGATTGTATAGGAAAATGGACATATCCAAACAGGGGAGCACACGAACTTTGGGGCGAAGAATATAAGCTTCCGGAAAATATAAAGGATGAGGAATTAAGCAAACGATGGAATCCACCATATCACACAGGTGATATCCTGTATGTCCGGGAAACATGGCAATGTTGGCGAGCACACCGATACGAAGCAACTGCTGACATAAGATTTAGAGCAGGCGGAGATGATGTAAGGTTGCAATTTGCAAATGGAAATACAGATTCCATAAACCGATTAGACTATGACACATTTGTGCATAAGTGGTTCAGTCATAATGGCGAGTGGAAACCATCATTATTTATGCCAAAAGAAGCAGCGCGTATCTGGCTTAAAGTTACGAATGTGAGAGTGGAGCGGTTACAGCAGATTACGGAAGTCGGCATACGGAAAGAAGGAATTGAGGTAGATCCGAAGGAATGCGTTGGTAAATTTGATTTCATCTCTGAATTGTTTTTCTTATTTCAGAGATTGTGGGATTCTACCATCAAGAAATCAGACCTTGACCGCTACGGTTGGAGTGCAAATCCGTTGGTTTGGATTATCGAATTTGAACGGTGCGAGAAGCCGGAGGGAGTGTGAAGTATGACTGAACTTGAATGGAAAGAAGTCGAACCAGAGCAGGAAGACTGGAAGAAACAAATTGATGTAGTTGCCTATTACGGAGATCTCGTCATAGGAAGCATTGTTTATTGTGGTGAAGAAATTGGATGGAAGTCTGTCATTGATGGGCACATGGATTTTTTACAGGCAGAATCTCTGGAAGATGCGAAAGAAGAAATGATTGATGCGTTAGATAATCATTTCACAGACCAAATCAATTATTACAAAGAATTGCAGGAAAGCCTTGACGAATTAAGGGGGAATGAAAATGCCTAAAGCAGTATTGGTAATGGATATGCCGGAACAGGTATGCCAGAAATGTGCATTGTGCTATGAGACAGAGAATGATGACGAATATCTGTGCTGTGCGGTAGGAAAACTTTTACCAGACGGAGAAAAGCCGGAGTGGTGTCCGCTCCGAGAATTGCCGGAGAAGGTGGAAGAACTTCCATCTGAAAAATATGAATTTGGGAGTCTGGGGATGGCATTTGCGGCAGGCTTTAATGTGTGCTTAGAGAAGATTTTAGGAAAGGAATAACGAATCCTCGGTAAACCGAGGTTGCAACTTAAAGGTTTATGGATTTATTGAAAGATGGTGAAAGCGATGGAGATTGAAACTATTGATATTGAAGTTCAGGATTATGTCAAGAAGCTCGTGAATGTAGTCACTAAGACAATAGTTGATTCATTTGAAAATCTGACTATCGAAGATGTAAATATGTTTAAGTTGGGTTACAACAAGGCTGTTGATGATTTGACTGCTAACATCACTGAGCGTTTTTCCGGGATGGCTATGTCAAGCGGATTACCAACCGAGGGCGCAACTTGGGAAAATGCCATAAGACAAGTAAAGCAGATAGCAGAAAAACTGAAAGGAGCGAAGCAGAATGAAGATTTTAAGTAAAAAGAAATACAACAAACTCATTGAAGATTTTGAGAAACTACAGGAAAAGGTAGAAGAACTCAAAAGAATAAATGAAAGCCTTGGGAAAAAGTTGGAGGATAAGAAGACAAGTTGCAAGATGAATAGTGGTAAGGATTTCTGCTTTAAATGCGAAAACTCTTACAGATACAAGACATATTGGGGAGGGATGGAAACCGAAAAATGCGGTTGTTTGCTTGATGTGCCTTGTGAGGATTTTAAGAGAAAAGAAAGCGAGTGATTCAGAATGAGTGACAATGTAGAGATAGTAATAGCACAGGCTTTAATGATGAGAATTAAAGATTATGCAGAAAGAGCCTTGGATAAAAAAGATGTAACACTTGATATGGCTATGGTTGAAATACGCGATACGGTTGACGCTTATGACGAGTATTTTCAGACAGGCAGAAAGCCCCAGTAATTAACTAAAAATCAAAGAAAGGAATAGGTTGTGCGCACATAAAACCGAGGTTTCCTTTTGGTAGATTTAGAATGAAAGTACATTGTTTATTTGAACAGTCAGGAACATTCAAGAATGCTTTCAAGAAGTATGGGATTGAAGCCTACGACTATGATATTCAGAACGAATTTGGCGAAACCGACTATGTTACTGATCTTTTCGAAGAGATTGATAGGGGGTATCAAGGTGATCCGAGTTTGTTTGATAAGATAAGTACTGATGATTTGATATTTGCATTTTTTCCTTGCACTTATTTTGAATGTCAAAGCCAATTATGGTTTTCTGGTAATAATTATTCACAAAGAAATTGGAGTTTGGAAAAGAAACTCGAAAATGCAATAAAAAGGCACGATGCATTGAATGAATTTTACGGATTACTTAATAAATTAGTCATAAATTGTATAAGGCGAAAAATAAGATTAGTTATAGAAAATCCGTATAATCAACCGCATTATCTTACATCGTATTGGTGCTTAAAACCTGACCTGGTAGACAAAGATAGGACAAAAAATGGAGATTACTATAAAAAGCCGACACAATATTGGTTTGTGAATTTTAAGCCCAAAAACAATCTCGTATTCGAAACTATTGATTATGTAAAAACGAAAATAATAGCAAAAAGTAGGGTAAATGACGATGGACTATCAGTTAAAACGCAAAGGTCAATGATACATCCACAGTACGCAGATAGATTTATTAGGCAATATATTCTTGATGAAGCAATATGGAGAAAACAATAGTTTTATAGATTTTATAAATATCAATCAATAAAATAAGGAGAAATGGCTTATGAAATTTACAAAATTCATTAAGCCAGAACTTGAATACATTAAAGAAAATGCCAATTTCACGGAAGAAGAGGAGAGGATTTTCTCTCTTCTCTGCCGTGGTTTTTCACAAAAGCAAATATCCACAAAAGAAAATCTATCACTAAGAACGATAGAGTACAGAGTGAGAGATATAAAAGATAAAATAGAAAGAACGGGGGTATTTGATTGGATGAAAAAGAACTGTTGAAATATGCCGTTGATAGTGGTATTCTCGACATAGCACTTGTGCAGAAACAAGTCACTATGCAAAAGAGAGAAAAATTACTCAACAAAAATCCCTATAAAATCTATCAAGGAAAGGATGAGAACTGGTACTCATATCTGCCGGATGAAGTAAAAGGCAGACGTAAAATCAAGGCAAAGCGCAGAGAAGCGGTCGAGCAGAAAATCATTGATTATTGGAAAGAGAAAGAGGATGACCCTACAGTAGCGGAAATCTTCAACCGTTGGATTTCACAAAAGCTAGAACTTGAAGAGATAAGCAGGGCAACCTATGACAGATACTTAATGGACTTTCAGAGATACTTTGATGGAATTAAGGATAAGAGAATCAAAAGGATAGACGAATGCGACCTTGAAACGTTCATACGAAACAGCATCCATGATTTCGACATGACTTCCAAGGCATTCTCAAACTTCCGGACGCTGATTTATGGAATCTTTAAGTATGCCAAGCGGAAGAAGTATGTTAAGTTTTCCATTACATACACGCTGAAAGATATGGATATATCGCCAAAAGCATTTAAGCACGTAGTCCGGCAGGCAAAAGACCAAGTATATATGCCGGATGAAAAGGAACGCATGGAGATGTACTTAAGGAATCACTTGGATATCGTAAACCTTGGATTGCTATTCATGTTTAAGACAGGTGTCCGCGTCGGAGAATTGTCGGCATTAAAGCGGAAAGATGTTGAAAACTACACGGTTGCGATCAATTCTACAGAGACACGCTACCGGGATGATGATGGTTTTCGCTATGAGGTTAAAGATTTTCCGAAATCAGAAGCCGGATTGCGATTTGCAATATTGCCGGATAAGTACAAATGGATTCTTGATGAAGTACGAAAGAGAAATCCCTTCGGGGAGTATCTATTTGAGAGAGACGGAGAACGGCTGAAATCCTACAACTTTCGTGAACGTTTGCGGTATATCTGCGAACATGAACTGCGAATGAAAGTGAAATCTCCGCACAAGATCCGAAAGACATACGGCAGCATCTTGCTCGACGGAAAAGTGAAAGAGTCCACAATCCTTGATACCATGGGGCATACAGACATTAGTTGCACAAAAGATCATTATTATTTTGATCGTACCGGAATTGAGGAAAAGAGACAGGAACTTGACTTAATCGAAGCATTATGA